TCCACGCCTACTATCCCCGCAAGACGATCTGCATGGGCTGCAAAGCCATCGACGACGCTTTCGACGCCGCCCGTGACAACGCCCCGAAAGGCGCCGAACGCTCGTCTGCGCTGAATGGTGTGAAGGTCGAGTTGCAGCGAAACCCGACAATCCCCCGATTCGAGGGTATGATCCCAGGAGACCATGGCCGATAAAACCGTCGTCGTCAGACTGGTCGCTCGTGTCGGTCAACTCACCAGCGGCATGGCCCAAGCCGCAGGTTCGGTCCAAACCTTCGGCAACAGCGTAGCCGCTTCGGCAACGACGGCAGCAGCCTCAGCCAAGAAGCTCGCAGGCGCCACAGCGATGGCCGGGCAGGCCATCCTGCTGGGTATCGGAGCAGCGATGGCGGTCGGGGCCAAGGCAGCCATCGACTTCGAATCCTCCATGGCTGGGGTTGCCAAGACGGTGGACGCCTCCCAGCCGGAACTGGACGCTCTCGGTGAGTCCCTCCGGGAGATGGCGCTCCGCACCCCGATCGGCGTCAACGACCTCGCCCAGATCGCAGAGATCGGCGGCCAGTTGGGTGTCCCGCTCTCCGACATGGAGGACTTCACCGAAGTGGTCGCCGCCCTGGGCGTGACCACCAACCTGTCGGTCTCCGAGGCTGCTACCGGCCTCGCCCGGTTCGCTAACGTGATGGGCACCTCCTTCGACGACTTCGAACGTCTCGGGTCGGTGCTCGTCGAGTTGGGCAACAGCTTTGCTGCGAACGAAGCTGAGATCCTCCGGTTCGCTACCCGCTTGGCCCCGATCGGGGCGATCATCGGCGCCACCGAAGAGGAGATCCTCGGCCTGGCGGCCGGGTTCGCACAGTTGGGTGTTCCGGCCGAGCGGGGCTCCACCGCCATTCAGCGCATGTTCATGCGTCTCGAAACGGCCGTCGAGGAGGGTGGGGACGCCCTCGAGGATTTCGCTGCGGTGGCCGGGACCACCATCGATGAGTTCGCTTCGGCAGGGTCGGTGGACCGGTTCATGATGTTCATCGACGGGCTCGGCCGGATCGAAGACGCTGGCGGGTCGGCTATCACCACGCTCCTCGACCTGGGCATCACCGAGCAACGCACCATCTCAGTGCTGCTGGCGGCGGCGTCGGCCGGGGACCAATTCGCTGCAGCAATCGAAGCCGCCAACGTCGAAGGGGATCTTTCGACGGCCCTGTTCGAGGAGGCAGCAAAACGGTACGGGACGACCGCCTCGGAGATCCAATTGTTGGTGAACGCCTTCAACGACCTTCGGATCACGATCGGCAATGGGGCCATTCCGATGATCCGGGCAGTCCTCACTTGGCTACGAGACTTCATTCAGGGCCTGAAAGACAATTGGGATAGCGTCGAAACGTTTGTGAAGATCCTTGGTGGTCTCGCCATCGTCCAGTTCTTGGGGGGGATGCTCGCCAACTTCGGGCTGAAGATGAGGGCCCTTGGTGAGGCTGCCAAGGCAGGCAGCGTGGGGCTTGGGATCCTCCGATGGGGCCTGATTGGTGTCAATGTTGCGGTAGGCGCAGCAGCCGCAGTGTTCGGCTATCTCGCCATGAATTGGGCCAATGCTGCTCGTAGGGCCCGGGAGCTCGAGGAGGCGGCCAAACGTCTCGCTGACGCCATCGAAGAGAGCGAACCGGACGCTATCGAAGCGTGGAGGACTGAGCTCGAGAACCTTGAAGGATTCGACCTCGACGCCTTCCGGGATGCTCTCATTGAGGCTGGTGTCAGCTACGAGCGGGAGTTCCTGCCGGCCCTGGCTGCTGGGGGCGAAGAGTGGGAAACGTTCTTGGCACGATTCGACCCGACCCCGATTGAGGAGAAGGCTCGGGAAATGATCGATGCCTACGGTGAGGCAGGCGACGAGTGGGAGCAGACCCAAAGGACTTCGGCGTTCATCCATGGTCAAGGGGGCTTCATCCCCGAAAATTGGGGAGATGACGATCTTCGCAAGCTCGGAGAGCAGCGCAATGAGATTCTCAGTTGGTTGTCCCGATCTGGGATTCGGGGTCTTTCCCCGCTCGTTTCTGCCGTAGAAGAGGAGCAGGAGCGTAGAGCGGCCGAGGAGCGTATCGACTACTTCCAGAGACTTGACGAGGTTTCGAAGGCCAGAATGAAGTCTGAGTTGGCCGCCCAAGCAGCAACGGTCAGAGCCTCGAACGTCACCACAAGAACACTCAAGGATAACCTTCTCCAGCAAATCTTCGACCTGGATGAAAACCTCGACCGTTGGGACTCATTCAACGATGAGATGGACGGCATCTTCAGCGATTACGTGGAGATGGTACAAGACACCTACGACGACATTCGCTCCACTGTCCGGGGCGCAATCAACCCGTGGGACGAATACGAGACCGAAACCATTGACAGTGTCGATGCGATCGAGAAGAGCCTCGAAGACCAGGCCGCCGACTACCAACGCTGGGCCGACACCATCTCCACGCTCGGTGACTCGGTCTCCGAACCCACCAAAGAGTGGCTCCGCAACCTGCCGTTCGAACAGCAGGCCGCTCTCGGCAAACTGGCCGAAGACGCCCCAGCCGAGTTCGACCGGCTCATGGGTGTGTTCGAAACCTACTACGGGGAGGGCGGCCTCCTCGAGAACGTCGCTCGCACCCTCTTCGAGGAGCGCCTCCCTGGTGTCGTCCAAGAAGGCATGGCAACCGTGTTTGCTGACGCCTACACAGCCGCTGAGGAGCTCACCGAAGGCACCGACACGAACCCAGCCGATGCGATGGTGATCGGGATCGTCGAACGTCTCAGCACTGTCCCGGAAGACCTTCAGGGCCCCACCACCGCCGCCGTTGCTGGGGGCTTCTCCCACGAGCAGGTGCTGCTGGGCGCCGACATGGCAGGCGCCAACGTCGTCGAAGCGTTCGCTGACCGGATCAAGCTGGACGCCTGGAAGGCCCGGGAGGCCGGCAAGATCGCCGCCGAGGCCGCCAATGACGGGTTCGACGACATCTGGGAGTTCGGTTCCCCCTCGAAGCGTGCTCTCCGTCTCGGCCGGGACGTAATGCGAGGCTTCGCCATGGGTCTCGAGGACGGGGTGAAGATGTTCGGGATCCCCGACCAGTTGATGGCGGTGCAGCCCCGCACCGACCACGCCATCATGTCCGACCGCGTAGTTGACCGGTCCAGGCGATTCGAAGTGAACATCAACAACCCGCAGACGAACGACCTTCGACGGGACACCCAGACGGCCCTGATCCTGTCGTCGCTGGCAGCGGAGGTATGACATGGGCTGGGACTACAACTACCTCGCTGACGGCACAGCCCTCGACACCTACTGCGAGTCGGTGCGGATCCTCGACGAGGTTGGGGCATCGAAGCGGGGCTCCAACATCGTCGTGCCTTACCTGCACGGCGAATGGTCCGAGTACAAGAAGTGGTTCAATGCGGTCCCGTTCGGGCTCGAGTGTGTGCTCCGCTACACCAACGCTTCGGGTGCTGTCACCCACACGGATGGGGCGCCCGGGCACGTGTACGAGAACCTGGCGGCTCTGAAGCAGATTTTCGGCAAACGGAACACGACCGTCACTCTCACTCGGGACACTCCCCATCAGGGCACCAACCGCGCTGATGTGGAGGTGCTCGAGGAGATCCACTCGGTCGGCCCACGCCACAAGTACCTCATCATCTGCCGCATGGTGAACGCCTTCTGGCGGGAAACCCCGGCCGAGCAGGATGTCGAGACCGGGATCGCCACTTCCCGTTCCTACACGATCGACACGGGCGGCAACGCCCCGATCGGGGACATGGTCATCACGTTCGACATCAACGCCAACACGACCGGACCCCGCCTCGCCCTCGTCGCCGGCAACGACTTCGTCAAGTACGTAGGCGACCTGGTCAACACCGATCAGGTGGTGTTCGATGTGGGGGCCCGCACTGTCACCAAGAACGGGTCGAACGCTGCCGCCAACCTGCAGATCGGCACCGCCTGGTGGATGGAGTTCCCGTCAGACACGACCGGCCTCCAGTTGTCGGCTACCGCTACGGCCGGCACTGATTGGGATGTCACGATCGACTGGAACAACAAATGGCACTGAAAGGCTGGTGGGTCGAAGCCTGGAACGTCCGCAACACGGCAGCGATCGCTGTCGGCCTGCCCGTCTCATCCGGCCAGTTCACGAAGATCCTCAACGATGTCGGTTCGGGCCGCATCACCCTGCCCGCCAACTTCGACCTGTCCAGCATCATCGACCCCGAGAACGATGTCACCTCCCTCCTCAAGTTCTACGTGGACGGCACCTACCAGTACGCCATCCACGCCGACCAGGTCACCATCCCTTACGCCGAGGAAGGCAACGCCGTCAACGACATCTTCGGGCGGGGTCTCGAGGCGGCCCTCGAATGGGGGGTCGTCTACCCCAGGGACTATCCGGCCAACCCGACCGTCAGCCCCCTCTGGCTGTACGGGTCCAACGAGAACTACCTGACGAACGGGGACTTCGACGAAGGCTCCAACGAGCTCGGGAACGGAGGCGCCGAAGAAGGCTCCTCCGAGGAAGGCAACCCGGTCGATTGGTCGTCCCGTGGCGAGCCCACCACCTTCACGACCGTCGAGAACGCCACCAACGCCCGCACAGGCGACTTCTACTTCCGCCTGGTCCCCTCAGCCGTCCATGACGGGTTCGAGCAGACGATCGACATCGTCCCCCTCAAGCAGTACACGTTCCATGCGTGGGTGAAAGAGTCCACTGCTGCCGGGATGCGGATCACGGGCGGCTGCTCCGTCGAGGACGGGTACACGATTGTCGGCACCAACGACTTCTTCTACAACGACGAGGTGCTCACCGAACTCGACGACGTAGCCCAGAATCCTCTAGCGAACGGCTGCCCGGGCGGCTCCTCAGACGGCACCTGGCAGGAGCTCACTGTCACGTTCACGGCCGGCACCGAACAGGAATCCACCACCGTCTTCATCCAGGCCGACCATCACAGCGGCTGTTCCGGGGGCCCCAACATCGAGTTCTGGGCGGACGACATCACCTTCACCGGGTGGGGGATCGGCATGGACCCGTGGGAGGCGTTCTCGGTCGCCAACCACAATTCCGGTTCGTTCCAGGTGGCGACGATGGCCGGGCCCGGCACCCAGACGAAAGCGGCCACGATCGACGCTTCCGCACAGTTCGCCGGGATCCAGCAGACCGTCGAGGTGGTGCCGTCCACGAAGTACCGGGCGAAAGCCTACGTGAAGATGTCGTCCCCGGCCGTGGACGACACGGTTCGGATCTCGATCCTCGACGAGACGGGTGTGGTGCTCGCCTATTCGGATGCGGTCCCGACGGACGGGGTGTGGACCCTGTACGAGACCGAATACGAGGTGTCTGCCTCCACCGACAAGCTGATCTTCCGTGTCCTGTATGTCGGGCCGAACGACCCACCCACCTTCTATGTGACCGGCTGCCGGCTCCTCGCAGGTGAGGACGCTTCGACACCCGGCGAGATCCTCAACGACCTCCTGTCCCCGATCCAGACTCGAGGCACCCTCTCGTGGCTTACCACCACCTTCACCGACTCCCTCGATTCCAATTCGAACGCCTGGTCCGACACGCTCGCCCTCACCGTCCAGCAGGGCGATTCGCTGCTGGATGTCCTCAACCAGTTGGTGGGGCTCGGCTACGAATGGGAGCTCGTCCCCGCTTCGGGCGGTGACACCGGCTATGAACTGTCGGTGTACAACTCGCAGGCGGACGGTTCGGGGGTCGGCACCGACTACAGCGTGTCGGGTACCCCTCCGACGATCGTTCCGGGCCTCGCCACGGTGGCCGGGGCGATCACGAAGCAAACCTCAGCGAAGAACGTGGTGCTGGCCGAGGGGGCCGAAGGCATCTTGGCCACATCCTCAGCCCCGGCCGGTGACCTGACCGCTTTCGAACGGCGAGAGGACTACTTCTCCAACAATCTGGGGGTCGATGCCGACATCATGTCGATGCTGGCCGACTCTCGCCTCACCGAGGAGCAGTTGAAGCAGATCGGCCTGAAGATCGACCTGCAATGGATCGAGGACTTCCGCCCGTTCGTCGATTTCGTGGTGGGCGACAACATCAAGGTCAACCTGCCGCCCTACGACGACAGCAACTTCAGGCGTGTTCGGGCCATCACCGCCAACCTCGAGTCCGAAGTCAACGTCAACTATCAGATCGACATGAACCGGGTGCAGGTGGACCGTCAGGCGGCGATGGCTGCTGCCTTGCGGCGCCTCCTCGAGAAGCTCGGCTCCGAGAACCTGGGGCTCGGGACCGGCACGGTCGCCGGGGGCCGGGATGATGTGGTCGGGGCGGTCGCCACTCACACCCACAAGCTGGCTGAGCTTCTGGGGCGTGGGGTCGGCGGCGACCTGTCCGGTACTCTTCCCAACCCGAGGGTGGTTCGTATCCAGGGCCGAGCGGTCGCCTCGGACGCTCCTGACAACGGCCAGGTGCTCACCTGGTCGGATGCTCTGAACCGGTGGCAGCCTCAGAACAACTCGATGGTGCCCACCTTCGTGGTTGCTGCCTCGGATGCTCGTCAAGAGATTCAGGACTCGGCCGACTACACCTGCGACGGTACCGACGACCACCTCGACATCAACGACGCCATCGACGACATCATCACACTCGGCAAGGGCCGCATCCAACTGTCCGAAGGCACCTTCTATCTGGGTGGGTCGGTCACCACGAGCGGCGCAACCGGAGCAGTCAACCTCTCAATCGTCGGTGCCGGGGTTGGGGTTACCACGATCGTTATTGACTCGTCCGAAACAACCGTCTTCGACTACTTCGACTTCGAACCCTCGTCGGGCACGGCCTCATTCTTCGAGGTCGCCCACATGCGGATCACCGATGTTCAGCAAACCACTTCAGGTACTGCTTACTTCATCAATGGGGCAAGTTGCGAACGGGGCTGGTTCCATCACCTCGAGTTCGACTCGGTGAAAACCACCTACCAAGGCGACTACACCTACGGCATCTATTGGGGTGGTGGATACGGCAACTTCTCCGACATCCGTTTCGGCTATGCCAACGATGCCCCCGACATCGCCACAGCATTCATCTACCTTGGCGACGAGATCAACTTCATCACCAACTGCCACTTCTACCATTCGGCAACTTCGTATGCCATCCAACTCGGCAACAGTGCCCATTTGACCCAGATCAGCAACTGCCTGTTCTGGAACACCCCATCTGCCGCAATCTACGGCTACCCCGGTCCCGTCGTCACCGGCTGCGAGTTCTACCAATGTGCCAGGGCCAGGGTTGGCACCGAGGTGTTCTACGCCTACGACTCTGAATGTAGTTTCGTAGGGAACCATGCCTACTCGTCTGATACGGCAGCCAATCAAGCCTTCCTCGATGGTGGTTTCCGCCAGATTGCCAGCAACACTATTCACGGTGGTTCGGGCTATGGGGTTAGGCTTCGAGGGCTTACTTCAGACGCTGGGCGAGTTGTGGTGGCCAACAACCAAATCCGGGACTGCGCCCAACATGGTGTCTATGTCACCCCCTATACAGGGAACCGTCTCGAGAGTTCGGTCCTCATCGAAGGCAACCAGTTCGAGGATGTCGGCACCGGCACCGGCACCTACGCCGCCGTCTACTTCACGGGCGGTTCGGGCGGCTCGGACCCGGGTGGCCTCTACATCCTCAACAACACCGTCAAGGACACCAGCGAAGGCACCTATCCGCTCGACTACGCCTTCTACATCGGGGACTACTGCCAGCGGGCATACATCTTCGGGAACGTCACCCACCTGTCTGCTGCTGCCGACCTGTTCGTCTCGAGCACCGGCAACACGGATGTCCGCACCGACTTCTGGCAGGAGTTCACACCCGCTCTCACTGCCGAAACCACCTCCCCAACCGTCGTCAACAGCCACGGTGCCTACCGCTGCAAAGACCCGCACACGGTCGAAGTGGTCGCAGAGTTCGAGGACTTCTCGGCGGCCGGTTCGGGCGTCTACTATCTGTCCTCTTTGCCCTACGACCTCGTGTCCTATCCGGGCACCTGGCAGGCTGAGTCCCGGATCCCGGTCGGCAAAGGCATCGCCTACGACTCGTCTGCCACCCAATACGACCATCTGATGGCCGTCCGTCACTCAGCCACTCAGATCAAGTTCGTGGGGGAGGGTGCTACCGGTTTCATTGCAGATTCCGTACCGTGGTCGTGGGGCACAGACGACAGCCTCCACGCTCGGGTTGAGTACGACATCGGCCAGCAAGCATAGGAGTCGGGATGGTAGAGGCGACCCGATGGTTCGTGATCCTGTTCGGGATCACCTGGGCCGCATGGTTCGGTCTGATGGCCTATGTGGTGAACCGGGCCCGGAACGGGGACATGACTCGAGTGCCGATCCTCATGGCGCTCTCCTGGATGGGGTTCACGGTCGCAGTAGCCCGAATCGTTGTCCCCCACATGGCCCCCGACATCCACAACATGGTGAACCGCATGTTCGTGATCGTCGCCATGTTCCCACTCGGGGCGATCGTCACTCACACGATGCGCCGCTACCTCCCCCTCATGGCCGCCACACTGAGGGGGTGGCTGGGTCGTGGATAGTCTCGTTGATGCTCTCGCCGTTGTCGGCAGTCTCGGCTCCCTGACTGCCCTCGTGTCCCTCTATCTGCTGCGCCGGCAACGTCGGGCCGAGATCACTGTGGCCGAGCACACGGCCGCTGAGGTTGTGCGGGACGACCAGTTCGAGTGGTACACACGCTGGCAGGAATGTGTGGAGAAGCGGGAGGAGATGGAGAAGCATCTCACTGAGGAGATCCGCAACGAGAAGGAGCGCCGGGCCGCCTCGGAGCGGCGCCTGCAGGACGCTCTGGCTCGTGAAGCGCTGGAACGGCAGCGGCTCGCCTCCCGGGTGGCGTCCCTCGAAGCTCAGCTACGAGGCGCCGGCCTCGACCCCGTCAACGGCGGTTGATCTGCTACACTGAGAGGGCCATACCACCGCAGTCGCACCCTGCGGTACCCTTCGGTTCCAACGCCGAGCACCCAGAAAGGGGGCCCTCCGGGGCCTCCTTTCTTCTACGCTTCGAGCCGCTGACGGGCGACGTTCTTGATGAGTGACAGCACCGCAGCGATCCCTGCCATCAGCCCGGACAGCAGGAACGCCAGCCAGCCGGCCCAATCGGTACCGAACCCGGCCACCGGCAGGGTCGCCAGGAACGCCTGAACGAACGTCCACAGTGCCCTCTCGGCAATGTCTGACCAGTCGTACATGCCTCTCCTCACATCGAGTCGCTGATGAGGGTAGCGAGGAGCTCCCGGGTTTTCGGCCCAACCATTCCGTCAGCAACGAGCCCGTGGTCGGCTTGGAGCTTCTTCACCTGGTTGACCATCCCGCCCGTGTAGCGCCTGCTCAGCAGATACCGCCATCCGGCATAGCCCAGCCGGTACAGGTCGGCTCTCAGCACCCGCACGATCGGATCGGTGTCGCCCTTCTCGATCAAACCTGGCCACGGGAGCGGGGCAGGAATGTCGGGGAACATATGGCGGTCGATCGCTTCGACCAGTCGGGTTCGATCGACGGGCCCGATGTCCCAATGGTCATTCCCTGGTACCGATTGGTGGGATGTGAGGCCCCCGAAGTTCTGCCATTCATCCCAGGTCATCCTGGATGGGGCGTCGAATCCGGCCCCTTCGGCCCAACCGACGAAGGGTGGCCCCTCATGCCAGTCGATGGTGATGTCGATTGTCCCCAGAGCCCGCATCACATCCGCCACGTGTTCGGCCACGAAGTCAATGAACTCGTCAGTCCATACCGCCCCATACCTAGCAGCGGTTATGATCTCGGTCTGAACGCAAACTTCGCCCATGTGGTTGGTTTCGTCGTCGCCGGGTCGGTGCAGCAGCGCATACGAGGTCATGTCAAGTTCGCAGTGCTGCAACTTCACCTTGTCCCCAGTCTCGAATGTGACGGGCACGGTCGAACCCTGACCGTCGGGCTTCCAGTACCTACCGGGCTCGAGGCTGTATGGATCGCCTACTAGGGCGATAGAGAAAGCCGGGGGATAGGGGTAATCGTACAGCCGCAAACCCTCGGTGGTGTGCAGCACCATTCTTGCGGGATACTGGCCTTTGCGTGGTTTCTCGCCGGTCCTTCCACTGTTGACCGGGTTCCACTCGTAACCGGGAACTCTGAGACTCATTTCTTCCCTCGCTTCTTGCGGCTCTGTGCGGCCAGGTACCCACGGTAGGCCCGCACCGCCTTCTCCTTCGTATCGTAGATGCACGGGCCGTTCCCGATACGCCATTTCCCGTTCGCACACTTCCTGGGGGGCATCAGATCACCTCTCCTCCCACATGAACTTTCAGGGCATGGAACGCCTGGAGGGTGGTGCGGTCGGGACTACCTTGCCCGAGCATGCGGAGCTTCAGCAGTTCCGCCACCGTGTAGGTGGGGAGTTCCGCCACCGCTGCTGGGGGTGTGACGCTCTTGTCTCGCAGCACGAGGATCTTGTCTTCCAGCACCTTCGAATACAGGAACACCCAGCCTTGCTTCTCGAGGGCCTTGCCGATGTCCCCGTCATGCCCTTTGATCGTCTTCACGGACCCTACCGGGATCCGCTCGTAGCCGTCCAGGATCCGAGCGGCGACTGTCAGGTCGGCCACCAGTTCGGACACCTTGTCCCAGTTCCGCAGATACCAGGCCGGATGCTTCACCGGCAGCCACACTCGGTCGTCCCGCCAGATCGGCTTGCCCCGGAAGCTCGAGATCCCGTACTCGCGCAGAGCGGCCCACAGGGCGGCGTTCCCAGCCACGATCACCAGCCAGGCACCCGTCTCGGCCAACTGCTTCTCGAAGAACGGCCGGCAGGTGGCGATCTCGTCGTTGTCGGGCTGCCGGTTCCCGGGCGGACGGCAGCACACCGTGTTGAGGATCGCCAACCGGTCTCGGTCCAGGCCGGCCTGGGTGAGAGACTCGTTGAGGAGTTTCCCTGCCGGCCCGACGAACGGCACCCCGTTCCTGTCTTCGTTCGCTCCGGGTGCCTCACCGACCAGGGCGATCTGCGCCTGCAGAGGTCCGATCCACGGCACCGCCTGCCGTCTTGTGCGATGCAGCGGACAGGCAGTGCAGGCTCGGATCTCGTCCCGGAGCTTCTCCTGACGCCACAGCATCATGTAGCGGCGCCGATGGTTGGGGCTCTTGGCGTGCCGGGCCGCCTTCAGGTAGAGCTCGGTTCTCACAACAGCCCCTCTGCGAGCACCTCGGAACGGGCCCGCTCGAGATCGGGGGCGTCGATCACGACCCCTTCGACAGTCTTCGAGGCTCGCACCACAGCCCGACGGGCCCAATCGGGTGTGGCCATCTCGTACCGGCCACAGTGCTCACATTCGTTGCGCTTCTCCTTCCAGGAGAAGTACAGGTCTTTGGCTGCTGAAGTGAACTGCTTACTCATCGGTCTCCTTCCCACAAAGGTATTCGACCACGGCCTTGGCGTAATGGGCGCCCGTCCACACCTCCACATCGTTGAAGGTGTAGGGGGCGACGAGGTTGGCGATCTCGTTCTGGCGTTTGCGGATGAAGTTGATGGTGTGGTCAAGGATATGGTTGGTCGCCAACTCCACAGCCGCGCCCCTCGAGATTCTGCCTTCGAGGGTTCGCTGGATCGCTAGATCGACTTCGTAGTCGATGTCGCCGGCAATGTCGTCACGAAGGGTCATCGGTGTCTTCTATCTTCTCGTAGGTAGCCTCAAAGATGTCGGGCTTGCACGGGTAGAACTCGCCCTGCACGCCTTTGATAATCCAATCTCCGAACGAGGCGACCATTACCCCTTCTAGGGTCGGGATGCGGAGTTCGTAGGGCCACCCACCCGACACATCTCCCTCCGTGAGTTCCACCCACGACCCACCCAGGCTGCCATAGACAGAGCCGCCGCACCACTTGGCAAGTCCGAGATGGTCGCGATTGGTGAACTGTCGCGCCTCTACTACGACAGGCCGTTTGCGGTACAGGTCACTCATCGGTGTCCTCCACGAACAGCACTTCCCGATCGTGGTAATACTCATCAGCCCCCTCCACGATCACGAAAGTTTCCAGTGATGGCCGCAGCACCCGCTTCACATCCTCGACGCTCATCTCCATGCGGCATGTCCAGCGTACAGTCGGCTCGTCGTCCAGGTCGTAGCAAAGGTCGAACCCGTCAAGTACAGCGATAACGATCTTGTCTTTCGGCACCAGCAGCACCTCAACGAAGGAGCAGTCCCCGTCAATGGTGGCAAGGACACAGCGATCGTAGGCGTAGAAGGGTGCGTCGTGGGTGCGGCACCATTGAACGGTCGGGCAGTCACTCATCAGTATCCTCCACGATCAGGTAGCGTCGCCCGGCTTTGAGTTTCCCGCCCAGGCAGATCGGGCACGGCTCCGCTTCCGACGGGTGGTCCCAGGTTGCGGGACGGTAGGTGGCAGGGTCCATCCCCGATCCGTCACAGAAGGAGCAGGTACCGGCTGGCATGAACTCGTCCACCACCTTGTCTTTCGGCACCAGCAGATACTCGCCGTCGGGAGGGTCGAAGCCGCGCAATCGTGCCCATTCGCCCAAGCAGAGAGCGATATAGGCATCGGCTTCATCCAGATCGCGGGTCAGCGGTCCCTTAGCACGTGCAACATTCACGATCGGGTAGTCACTCATCGTCGTCCACCCTTCGATCCCAGCATTCCCACGAGCACGCCCACCCGTCAATCGTCTCACACGAATCCTTCGCCCACGGCCACACCATCCGCCCACACGACACGCATCGTGCCGGCCACAACGGACACCACCATTCAGTCCAATGTCTCCTCATCGCACCACATCCTTATCTCGACCCGGCACCCCTGATATGCGAGCGGCCTGTCCACGTACTTCCCGAGCCCCAGGTGTCTCAGGATTCTCGCTGTCGCCCGTCCCCACGATCCTTCCTTCTCCCCCAGCCTGATCTCTGCAGCCACGATCGACTCGATCGCCCCTTCCAGCATCTCCGGTGTCGTCTGCCACTCAATCACTGCAACGCCTCCCACAGTTGCTGCGCTTTCACCTTCCCGATCCCCTCAATCTCCATCAACTCTTTCGGCCCGCTCACCTCCCACCGCAACGGCACCCCCTTGTACTTCTCCCAGATCCGCTCGGCCTGTTTCGGCCCGATCCCCGGGAACGACTGCAGCAGGTGCAGGCCCCAAGCCTTGCTGGTCCGCTGCCCCCACTTGTCCTTCTTGGGTCCGGGCCGCTGCACGAGGCTGCGGTGCTCGTCCTTCTTCGTCCAGGCTTCCAGGGATCGGACGGCGGTGGCCGTCTCGGTGATGTCTTTCACCCGGATGGCGGTCACTCCGAACTCGGTGGCGAATGAGGCGATCAGCCCGAACAGGGCCTGCTTCGAGAACGGCTGCTCGAGCAGCAGATCCCCGACCGTCCACATGCCGTACCCTTCGATCAGCAGCCAGCGGCCGTCGAGGGCTTGCATCTGGCCGAGCTCCCTCTCGAGTCGGCCGTCGTGGAGGGAGGCGATGAAGTCGTCGGGGAACCGTTTCCGCTGCACCCCGAACTTGAGTCGCCTGGCGAACCACAGCACATCCACCCCGTACCGTTCCGGCTTCGACGAGATGGTGCCGAGATCCCGGATCGGGTTGGGTTCAGTCGGAGAGATCAGCAGCATCGAGCACCTCGGCAGTTTCGAGCACCCTGGGATCCCTGAGCACCGGAACCATCCGATAGAAGCCCGCAGAGGGCTGTGAGGGCCCCGAGAACTGGAAGTTGGCGGCCGACCAACCCAGAGGGGCGTCTTCGTCGTCCACGGGCTGTATGGCCATCTCCTGGGCTCTGACGATCTCGGCGGCTGCAGCGATGATGACCTGGATCTTCTCCACCACTTCGGGTGTGGCGGCGATCTGCCAGCCGTCGTTCTCCTTCGGCAGCGCCTGAGCCAACTGCGACAGGTCGATACCTTCGCCGCTCAGCTTCGGGATCACATCATCGGCACCGAACCCGACCCCCTTCTCGAGCGGCCCACCATCCCACTCGTGCCAGTTGACCTTGCGGGGCGACAGGCTGTACCGCTCCCAATGCTCGTCGGACACGACCACACCCCACACATCAACCAGCCCGCACCACATGCACTTGAGGCTCACATCGCAACGATGGTTGTGGCGGTGCGACCACTTCTCAGGCTGCCCCTCGTAGGAGTGCAGCAGCCAGTAGCGGGACTGCCACTCACGCTTGCCGCACAGGCAGCGGTACGGGGCCTGTCGCCGCCACGGCGCCCACCACACCCGCCTGAGGCGCATCGTCGGCAGCGCCCCCTTCTCGAACGTCCAGTAGCGGCTGCTTCTGCTGAGAATCTTGCTCACTTGAGGCTCCATCCCGCAACGTCCATCAGGTACTTCTTCACGAACTGACCCTCGGTGGGCCCCATCAGCACCCCGTTCACGTACTCCCGTTCCCGGTCCTTGCCGGTTCGCATCCGCCAGGTGTTGTTGGACACCTGCTGCATGAACAGGACGGTGTGCAGGCTGTGGGACATCCGCTTCTCCCCTTCGGGCCGAGCCCCGATGTGGGCGAAAGTCTCCACGATGTCCTTCGGGTCACCGGCCATCCCGGACCCACCCCGATTGAGGGCCTGAGCACCGGCACAGACGAGCACGTTGCCCCGGTGCTTCAGGAAGGTGAGGTTGGAGAGGGAGGTGTACTGCGCCTTGATGACCGGCCAGTCCAGCCACCCCTCGAACGGCTGGAAGTTCTTGGACTTCTTGCCGGCCGCTTCCTCCATGTCCTGCCGCTTCGCCAGATAGAACGACGCCTTGTCCTGGCCGTACACCTTCTCCACGTAGGCGTCCTGGGCCATCTCCCAGAACTTCGACACCATGTCCACGATCAGCCAGTCACCCGGCCTGATGACCGCCACGAACTTCTCGAGCGCCGTCTTGGCCTCGTCGTAGTCGGTGACCACCTCGACCTCGACGTTGCCCCATTCGAGCAGCTTCGGGTAGCCCCGCCACATCATGGTCGTGGCAGCCTCGTCGGTGTCCACCACATAGAAGTGGGCCTCGCTCTTCGTCTTGCGGGCCATGTCGGCAATCGACAACCATCCTTTGGTCTTGCCCGACCCGGATGTGCCCATCAGGCAGATTCGTTCCCGGTCCACAATCTCCGGGTAGGGTGGGTGCAGGGCCATCCTTATCCTTTCCTCTCTCGCACTCGCCATTCCTCCCACTCGGAGGTCTTGTCGTACTTCTTGGCTTCTTCCTCACCAAGCCCCACAACTAGTGCGGCCCGGTCGGTAGACGTTCTCGACTTCGGATACACCTTGATGTGGGCGTGCTCCGTAGCGAACTCTGTCCGCCCCTTGCGGTATTTCTCCTCCATGACCCTGCGGAGTTCCTTGGCCCGATTCTTGGCCTCCTTCTCGACTTGCTTGCATTCGATGTACTCGAGCGCCAGCATGTCGAGCTCAGGGATGTCTTCGGTAGGGACATCCGCATCAACGTCGTCTTCCTCTGCTTCGTCGTGGAGGAAGAAGTAGGAGCAGAACCAGTCCTGGGCGATGTCGCAGGGGGGCATGATCCCCTGCTTGTGTGCCTGAAGTACCCGGATCGCCTTCAGCTTGATCTCCTTCATGGAGATCGGAGGCTCTTCGAACGTCCACACATCGAGGAGGCCGTCATCTCTCCGCTTGACCCGATAATCGACCCCGACGACCTCATCCTTGAGAGCGAGCAGATACACCGAGATCTGCCATGCGTACTCTGGCCGATAGTCGAACCGCTTCTTCACCCAATCTGCGAAGGCCCGGGAGGACATGGCCTTGACCTCGAGAAGACGGCGTGTCTCCTGGACGATCCCGTCGATGTGGCCGACGACGACCAACTTCCCTGGGATCACCCATAGCTCCACTTCACGCTGATCGTCCACGACCTTCGTGTCTTCGGTCGCTTCGATGAGATCCCGCACAGCCTTCTCGTGCAGATGCCCCTCAGCGAACGCCCGTTCGATATGTTCGGAGGGGGCGGCCGACTCGATGCCGGCCAGGGCCGCCCACAGGGCCCGCACACACTTGCCGATCGCTGAGGCACGCACGGCGATGGCGCCGTCCGGTCGCACGTAGGCGATGGCCGTGTCAGTCATAATCCTGAACCATCCTCTTCTTGTAGGCTGCTACGCATTCGGGTCGAGCCCATCCCGACGGCCACCAAGTTCCTCCGGGGCCATCGACGATGCACTCACATTCGACGCTCATGTCGTGTAAGAAGGGAGGGTCAGCGGTGCTGCATGCTGCCCCACCAGCACACTCAATTTTGCCGTCCCAATGTTCGATCTCCCAGAAAGAGCACACAGTACCCGGCCCGAAACCATCAACCCGATCCCAGAGGGTGTAGATTTTGCCCTCTTTCCAGGAGTAGAAATAGCCAAGCCACCGAACACGGTTGCCTGGATGCTCGGGTTCGTAATAACCCATCAAGATAGCGCAGAAGTCAGGAACCGGTTCGCCAGTCGGTACTCGCTTGAAAGCCTGCAGGATCTCCTTGTGTCCGTTGTTCTCGGTCATGTTGAGCTCCAGTCGATGTCGGGGATCTTCATGCTCCACCCCATCTTCTCAAACAGGACTGACAGATGATCCTTGTACGTCTTCGTGACAGCATCCCGATCGAACCCATGCACCCGGAAGTACATCTCCGGGTGGAGAACCAACTGGTTGGTGGTGATGTCGAAGGCATCTTTGCCTCGTTCCCAGATGCGGGTCCGACGGTCGGGTTCCTCGAACAGGAGCTCGTCGTCAACGTAGGGGCGGGCAGTGATCTGCTGCTCTTCGATCAGGATCCGCACGTTGATCGAGTATTCCCGCCTGACGAGCAGATCGGCACCGGGTTCGCAGAGGGTGAACTCCTCCACGAAATTGTCGGGGTAGGTCTCGTGCCTGTTGGCGACTTCGACGGCCCGTTCGGCATCCTCTTTGCGTTCGTACAGAGCCAGCACCTTGTATGAGGAGTATTCCCCACTCGACAGGGACCATACGGTTCTAGTCATTCGGACTTCCTCAACTTACGCACTTCGAACATGCCTATAAATTGTGGGTACGTAACCATAAGTAGGCGTGCGTACCTTGAGTGGTAATTGTTATTGAGCTTGTACTCTTCCTCTTCGTCGGGTAAGCCACGAATGATCCGATTCCACCTAAGGACTTCGAACATCATTTTGATGCCTACCCGTCGGCGCCCAGCGTCATAAGCCTGTTGTGTGAGATCCGCAAGCTCACAGAAAACTTGCGGGTTTCGCTCGTGAAACTTGAGAAAGTCTTCGTCGAGGCCATCGCTGGCAGGAAAAATACCAGCACGAACCAAAGCTCTCCCTGTTGGCTCGTACCATTCTCGATACCCGTCGGAAACCTTTGCCAGCAAGCCGTCTTCCCCAACCAGCTCTCTTGTGGTCCGAGCCTCGAAGAGAGACTTCTGGGTCGAATGTCGTTTCGCTAGGTTGGCCATACCATGCTCTCCCTTGCCCCTACTTCACCCTTCCGGCAAGCCGCAGCAGGAGTCGCACCCAGCGTCCCCGCCACGTGTCCGCCACACCCAACATCGTGTAGTCGAGGAGGTCCGGGCAGATCGGCACCCCCACCAGCCGCACCGAAGCACCAGTCATGGGGACCACCAAGGGAGGATCTTCTGTCCAGCCGATCATCTCCACCCTCGCATACCGTCCCGAGTCGATCTCTTCCACCTTCTCTCCTCCTTCTGAGGGGACGAGGGGGGCGGTGGCAAGGGGAAAACCACCGCCCCCCTCTCGGGCGAGAGGCCGGGCCCTGCAGGGGACGGACGGTCCTGCAACCTCTCGCCTGGTGGGGTGTGGGGGGAGTTGAACCCCCTTCCCTGCCTGTCACACCCCTGCCGTCGAGTGACGGACTTCAGTGAGCCTCTGCGAACAGCCCATCCTCGTCGAGGACGGCCGCATACAGATCCTCATCCTCTTCGACCTCGGGGAACTCCTCGAGTGCCGCAGCGAGGAACTCGTCGTGGTCGTCGTGTTCCTTGGCCAGCTTCTTGAGCTTGGCCCGCAGCACCTTGTTCCCAGCCGACGCCTTGGGGGCAGCAGCCGCTGCGGCCGGCGCTGCCGGGGCGTCGTCGGTGGTCCCGAGGAACTTGACCGGCACGAGCACCTCGGACGATCCGAGACCGGGCCGTTCGATGTGCTTCCGCTCCATGTAGAAGCGGAGCCCCTCCCAGATCCCGGCATTGTCCGGGAATCCACGTTCCTTCAACGCTGCCTCAGCGCCACTGTCGAGAGCGGCCCTGAAGAAGGCGTAGTAGTTGGTGGATGTGCGGAACCCGTCCAGGTCGGGGTGGGTGACGGTCTTCCCGTCGTCGGTGTCCCATCCGTTTCCGATCGAGTAGAACTGCCGCACCGACTGGTCGTCGAGCGGCGACTGAGGGCTCGTACCCTCGAAGATGAAGACGAGCACCTCGCCGCCCTGATACAGAGCATCGGTGGCGAAGTACGCCTTTTCGATGGTGACCTCTGCTTTGTCGAGCAGAGCTCCACCTACGACTCCTTCCCAGCCAGCCATCTTTCCTCCTTGATAGGCGGTAGGGGGATGGTGTGCCCCTTCTTCCACGACTACAGTGTAGCCGATCTACAACACGCTCGCTGATCTTCCTCCTTGTGAGCCTTCCATCCGCACCGCCGCCTTCCACCAACCGGGCAGCATGTGGCGGTACCTCTTCCAAATCTGTTCCGTGAACTGCGTGTCGAGCAGGTAGATTTCGCAGGCGTCGTCGTCGAAGCGCATCGCCCGCCCGCACATCTGGATCAATGACCGGGCCGTCTCGAGGATGTACCAACCCTTCCCACCCGGCTGATAGAGGCGTGCGTTCACCTGCTTGTCCTTCAGGGCCGGGTAGGGGATCTTCGGGATGATGACCACCCGGCACTCGTCGTAGGGCAAGTCGATGCCCCGTTCGAAGGACGGAGCCAGCAGTATCCCGTTCCCCGACTTCTTGAACCGAGTGAGGGCGCCGATCCTGTCCCGGGAGGTACGGTAGGTGATGATCCGCCCGTTCGCCCGCATCCTCTGCTGCAAGAACTGCGTGAAGGCATAGGACACAGTGTGGATGAGGATCGGGTCGTCCGGGTACCTCTCAACGATGTCGGCAATCTTGCGGGCCATCTTCGGCCACGATGTGTCCTTGTTCTTGTAGGTCATCGAGGCGGTCGGTTCCACGTATATCGGTCGTCGTTCGGGCGGGAAAGAGGAAGCAACCTCAACGTATCCCCACTCGTCGTCTTCGAGATCCAGGTCGTAAGCCATCTGCTCCGCCGAACCGATCGACGCCGACATGAGCATCCACCGCTGGCCGTGACTCCACAACTTCTCTCGAGCATGCGGCTTCTCCCGGATCGGCTTCAGGGTGACGTTCCCACGCTCGTAGTCGGTGTAGATCCAGCCGTCCAGCCGATCCTCACCCCACGACCGCCGGGTCTGTTCCCACCCACCCAGATGCTGCAGGGTGGCGACCATCGACTGGAGGCTCTTGTACTCCTTCTTCGCCTTCGGGGACAGAGACTCGAACGACCCGAACGAGGCGATCTCCTTCGACAGCCGGGGCACCGCATGGGCCCGGATCCACTCCACCCACGATTCGCGCACCGTCTTCTTCTCCGGTTGCCGCAGCCCGTACTTGGCGAGCCGGGCCTTCGAGATCGTGAACTCGACATGCCGGATCAGTTCGTTGCCGATCACATCCGCCTCGTCGATGATGACGAGCGGCTCGTTACGGAACTGGTCTTGGTAGTTGGCGAGGGTGAGGAAGTAGGGGATGTTGGCGACCGCCACCCGGCACGACAGAGCGATCCTCTTGGCGATCCGGTACGGGCATTCCGAGGTGGGGTGGCAGAGAGAGCAGTGGAGCATCTCGGTGCCGCTCAGGCTGAGGGAGCGGGTGCGCTCCATCCAAGGGACACACTCACCGCAGGCCGGGATGGTCGTCTTGTGGGCGTCACACACTTCGGCCGAGATGTAGGGGAACCGCTGCGGAGCGTCGGCGGTCGGATAGTTCCCTCTACCCATGATGACCTTGGAGTAGGGGAAGTCGTGCAGGAACTGCTCCTGCAACTGCTTCGACGAGCAGATGTACACGGAGCGGGACGGGGACACCTTGCGGGCGACGAGCTCTCCGAGCAGGGTCTTGCCGGCCCCGGTCGGGGCATCGACGAACACGACCTTCTTGCCGGCCTCGTAGTGGGCGAGGATCTCCTGCAGACCCTGCCACTGCCCGGGACGCAGGAACTTCACCCAGGTGGGGAGGGGCGGACGTTCGGCCGTCCATCCGGTCCCGAACTCCTTGTCGAGGGCCTTGCGGGCCTCCTCCTCGGGACTCCCAGATCCTTCCACGAATGCTGGGGTGTCTTCGCTGGGCTCGTGAACCGTCTCGAAGTGGATCCCGTTCCCTTTGCGGGCGAGGATCACAAACAGGACATGAGAGCAGAGGCTGCGATGTTCGCCGTGCTCGTGCTCCATGCAGGAGCAGTGGTACTTCTTGGCGCCCGGGCGCAGCGACACGACGTAGCGGCCGTACTCGTCGTGGAGTTTCGGGTTGCCGTCAACGACCCAGGTCCGTTGCCCTATCGGCCTGCCGGTTCTCTTTTTGGCCCGCTCGAGCAGCGTCTTGCGGTATTTGGCCGTGGAGTCATCCACGCCCTCCCACGAGCTCATGCCATACCCCTTACCAACCGAGACTGATGTTCAGGTTCTTCACACGCCTCTCAACGTAGGCTGTGAACTCCTCTCTGAACTCCTCGTCAATCGCACTCCTACTAGTATAGAGACCCTCGAGGTAATCACGCAACTCATTCATCCGCCCGGTATTCAAGTATGCGTTGACGTTGGATTCGATGTTGTCCATCATGTCTGAGAACATCGAACGACGATGCTGTCTCTCGAGGGCGTCGTGGTAGATGGTGTACATGGAGACTGCTTGCTCCAGGTACCCCTCCCCGATCTCACGGTAGAGACGGTTCACGTGATGGACGACAGCGTCCCGGATCACATCCTGGGACATCTCGTACTCGGGGATGTGTCCCGACTGGACGAGCCGGCCGATGGCGGCTGCGATCGGGATCGGGATCGAGACCTTGATCTGTGCGTGGTGGCCGTGCTTGTCCGAAGCTCGCACGTACCGTTTGTTGGGGTCGTAGCCGCCAGGGCCGGGTGTCACAGGTTCCCAGGATGACACCATCATCTCCTTCTTGGGCGAGTCCCCTCAGTGTACTTGCGGGCTCGAGAACGGTCGAGCACTGTCTCTTACTGTGAGACATGGAAGGGCTTCCCAGGTTGCCATACCTACTCCGGGTGTTCCCGCTCGCCCACTATTACCACTCTCTGTTCACTTATACCACTGATACCAGTCATGCGGAAGGCAGTTATACTGTTCTGCAAGTACGGTATCATGGTATCAGGGAGCTCCTTGTGGGGGGCGGGTTCCCCTATCCAGTCTAGCAGGCGGTGCCAAGGATGCGAGCCACATCGAAGGTTCTTCTCGACCCCGACTCCCAGATCTTCCATTGGACGGACGGGGCCCGGCGCCCCTGGTGCGATCGACCCGTCGAGAGCGCCCTCGTTCCTGTCGAAGAGGCCCGGGAGCTCGGCTACCTCCCCTGCAGCAACTGCCGACAAGCACTCCACCGAATCCGAATCGAGGTGCCACGATGAAAGGGATCCCAGGCTTCACCGTGAAGGACGACAGAGGCCACTTGGTCGCTCCCGACCCCGGCCAGAAACATGCCGGCCGCAGACGGTTCAACGAGGATGGCACGATCGACTCGAGCCCTCCGCCCCCGGTGCAGCCGTTCCTGGTGCGGATCCCCAAGGGTCTCCACTACGCCCTGAAGCGCAAATGCCACAAGGAGCGGGAGTCGATGAACACGATCATCGTCGAACTGTGCCGCCAGTGGGTGCTCGGCAAGGTCGATCTCGAACTCGACATCAAACGCGAGTTGACGGCGGCCAGGGAGCGCAGAGCTCAGTCCTGACCGCCGCCAACTGCTCTACTTGTCGGCCGCCTTCTTGGCTGCCTTCGTGGGGGGCTCGTAGGCACCGTACACACGGTGCATGCCGTCCACCCTGCGGGTAGCGAACACGAACCCCTGATCTCCGAGGTGGGACGTATACACGGTGCGTCGGCTCGAGGCCGTGGACTCCTTCTCGAAGGCGCCCAACTCGTAGTACACACCGGGATCTGCCATCAGGGTCTCAACGAACCCCATGTCCACCCGCGGTCTCCTGGTCGAGGGAAGTTCCCCAACCTTGATCGGTTCCGCCATGCTCATTCACCTCCTCTCTACAGCAAACGTGGCCTGTGTTCCAGGGCCCAAGCCTTGATCCGCCACCAGTACCAGTAGGGTGTGGCGTTCGAGGCTGTGCCCTTCACATCCGGTTCTGGGAAGTTGAGGTAGGGCCGGCTTCTCCACTTCATCACCGTCTTCGGCTCAACGTCGAGAAGTTCCCCGATCCGACGCATATCGAGAAGGTCTCGATTCTCAGGCATCAGATGTCCTATACTGGTGTTGCACGCCATCACTCCCTTCTTCCATTAGGCGGCACAGCGAGGGGCCTTCCCAGGGGCCCCTCGCTTGCGTCACACCCCTACGACCTTCCGGCCGAGGTCCGGGAACTGTGCGGCGTACACCTCGAGATCCCTGCGGTGAATGTCGCAGGCTCGACCGAAGCGTCGGCCGTCGGGGGACTCGAGTTGCCAGACTGCGGTACGTTCGCAGTCCATGAGAGAGTGCTGGGGCCTGCCGGTTCGTCGTGCTATCTCGTAGGTCACGAGTACCGGTTGTCCGCAGATCATTCGGCCACCACCTCATACTGTGCCAGTATAGCCTTCACACAGTCGGCACACACCCATTGCGGTTCGACATCAAGCAGCGGCCATTCTTTCTCCCAATACCGGCCGCACCGTGTCCGCCCATATTCAGACTGGCCTCGGAAGTGGGGCTTCTCAAACTCCTTGCCGACCACCATGGCCCGGCGTCGTCCCGAAGCCTCCTCGTACACGTAGGCGACCCACATGGCTGCCATCCGCTGAATCGTGTCGCTCATCGCTGACCCTCCGGGTAGGGGATGGACTCATGAACCACCGAGGGGTACGTTCCGCCCCACGGCCAGTACACACCCAGCGGGCCCTTCGTGTCGCATCCTCGCTGCAGGGCATCCTTCTTCGAGGTGTGCTCCCACACTCCGAGCTTGTAGTTGAACAGCACATCCACGGCGCACCGCATGCACACCGGATCGGTTCCCTTGTCCATCCTCTCCCCTTTCACAGATGCTCAACCGACCAGTAGAAGATGGTGGTCATGTTGGTGACCTTCCACTGGACCGTGTAGCCGGGTTCCACGGTCGTGTGTTCCACCTCGTGCTTCGGGACAGCCACCCGCTTCTCGAGTCGGCACTGCAGCTTGTGGTGGCACACGTGTTCGGCTGGTGCTTTGTGATCCAGGCACCAGTAGAACTCGTCGAGTAGCCCCTCGGCCGGATCCTTCGGTGGCGGATACTTGCGGACCACCCGGGCGACCGGATAGGCCGCAGCCTGCTCCTCCGGTTCTCTCATTCGATCACCTCCAGCGGGACTCCGATCGTCCGCATCTGCCCCTCTTCGGTTTCGCTCAGACCGATCAGGAACCGGCCCGACACGAGCATCATGCCGGGCTCGTCGTCTGCGGTCATCGTGAACTGGCAGTCGAGGGCGTCACCCTGATGGAACCGGGCCACGAAATCTTCGAGGAAGGCGATCGCTTCGTCCCTCGAGAACCTTTGGGGCATCAGCACGAACCGGGACATCAGACCCTCTTTCTGTACAGGGCACGCCCATACGACCCTTGTTTCCGTTCGAACGTCTCCGGGAACTGGCGGTGCAACTCCCGCATCACCCGGCCCGAGTAGTTGGCGGTGAGGCCGGTCCTGCGGGCCATCTCACGCTGATCGAACCACATGCCGGGATGGTCGATGAGGGCGGTGCGTACCTTCAACCACTGGCTGTTCTTCGTGTTCCGGAGGGCTCCCATCACCGGAACCTCCGCTGCAGTTGATCCAGCGCACCGGACAGGACACCGATGAGGCGCCGGTCGTCTGGGGTGAGCCGATAGCCGACACCGACCCACCCTTTGAAGGCTGTCATGGCTGCTGCCATCTCACCGAGAGCTTTGCGGGTCATGGTGCGGGCCTCGAGGTTGGCTTCTTCCCAGGCGGTGGCTTGCCGTTCGTCTGCCGGTTCCCAGGTCATCTCAGCCCCTTCCAGTCTCCGTACCATCTGATGATCTGATCGGCCTTCCAGTAGGGGGACTGTCGGGCACCGAGCCTCTGCACCGGTTCCGGCATGGAACTCTCGAGGGTGGCGTGCTGGGTGCGGTACCACCACATCTTCGGGGTGCGTGCTCCGATCGCCCGCTTGCCTTCCAGCCGGTAGTGGTCGTTGAGGAGGCCGGCGATCTGCGACAGCCCAATCAGGTGGGTCATCGTGCTCCTTTCGGAGAGGGTGGGGAGAGGGGAGGAAGGAGGACGCTGCGGAGAGCAGTGCAGCGAGGGTGACTCACCCTCTCCCCACCGGGGCGGATCCTAGCGGTCAAGATGCTCACCGAACAGGACGAGCACCCGGGCCAAAGACCTCTGATGGTCTTCGAGCTCCTCGATCTTGTCTTCGAGGCCACACACAGTGTCGTAGTGGCTTTCGCTGTCTTTCCGATGCCGAGCCTCAGATTGGGCGAGCAGTCGTTCGACATCGTCGATCCTCTGCTTCAGCCGGGTGATCTCATCGAGCCTGGCGCCACTGTGCTTCATGCTCACCTTGGCAGTCTCCTCGTTGAGGACGGCCAGGCGTGCCAACCCGACGATCGTGAGTGCCCCGTTCGACACAGCCTGGGCCAGTTTCTTGGCCCGAGCCTCGAGCTCAGCCTTCTCGAGTGGTTTCATGTGTTGCGTCATTTCTCCTCCAGTAGCAGCCAGGCGAAGGCGAAAGCGAACACGGTTGCGATCAGGAAGCAGGTCGTACCTGCGGCCACCTCCCACTTCACCTGTGTCTGCCACACCATCCACCCGAAGAACATCATTGCACCGAGCGCCGTCACGAAGCAGGCGAGAACGATGGCCCTCACCGTTGAAGCATCTTTCTCAGCCGCACCGGCCAGGGGGGGCGCGTACCCCTGTCCGAGAATGAGAGCCACGGTCCAGACCACCGCCGGGCTAAGTAGGCGGTCTGGATGAGGCACGGTTCACAGAGGATCCGTTCCACCCACTCGTCGTAGGGGGCGCCGTACCACTGCCACACCACCACTGCCGTGTCGTCGTCTTCCACGCAGGTTCCGCACTCGTCGCAGACGGTGCAGAGGGTATGGTGGTGTGCCATCCAGGCGGTCAGCCCTTCGCCCCACATCACAGAGACTCGGGCCCGATCTCGATTCGTCGCACCGGGGCACCCCGGATCACGAACGCTTCGGGCGGGTTCACGAGGATCGGTCCTTTACCCGCAGACAGGGCCTCGAGGATGTGATGTCCGGGCCGATGGTCAGCGATGACGATCACCTCGTCTCCGCTCTCCATGTCCATGCCGGCCAGTTGGATGACCGTGTCGAGCATCCCGATCGGGGCTGCGAGCCCCACGATCTCAATCACCTGCTCCCTCCTCCTTCTGTAACCACAAGTCTACGCTGTTGCGGCGGCGGCGGCAAGTCGCCTCGAGAACCTCCCAGGGCCCCCAAGGATCCCCCAAGAGTCTGTCCACCGTCTCTTCCCCCGGTCTTCCTACCACCCTTCTGCCCTCATCCGGGGCGGCCTCACCCCGGGCGAGCACCCTGCTCCCCTCGCTGCATACACCGATGTCATTCGTATCCGACCGTCACGTATGCACCTTTCTCGGCCAGGTCTCTCGCCCTGCCCATGGCGTAGTTGAGCGCCGCCTTACGGTACGTGTATGGGCCCGTTCGACGCCACACCTTCCCGGCATGCACCTCGACCACCCACCATTCCCCGAGACGTTCCGGGGCATGCACGAGCAGCCGGAAAGATCCGGCACGGGTCGCAGGACGCACCTCGATATGGCGCATTCAGGAGGCCCTAATGACCCAGGTTTCCCTGGCCCGGGGCCACACCCTGCGAACCTCGGTTCTTACGTCATAGACATGCTGAGAGCAGGCGTGAAAGTACCCGGCGGGGGTCAGCCATCTCTTGACGCTAGGTCTGCAGCGGCAGCGAGAGCACAATTCCATGATTCACCTCCCTTCAAGCATAGATGCAAGAGCCCAAGCAGGGCTAGATCTGCTTGGGCTCTTAGGGCATGGAGTGGCGAATCAGGTGAAGGCTCTTGCTACATCCTCCGGGTCGAAGTCGATGCTCTGAAGCCACCCTCGGAACGTGTCGAGATCCGCTTCTCGAACCCACAGATCCGAGATGGTCGAGAACACGTTCGAGGATGTGGAGAACGTCCACAGGATCGGCACGGGAGGATGCACCTCACCCTTGTACAGGGCGTTGTAGAGGTTCCCGGCAACGACCTTGTAGGACACGGTCGAGTCTGGGTAGCCGGTGATCCAGCCCGTAGCGAACTTCACGAACCCGTGATCCTCAGCCTCGAAGGCAACCTCGGTGTACCCGCGCCAGGCGTCCTGCCGCACGAACCGTTCGGTCGGCTGCAGAGCCTCCCACCATTCCGGCATCTCCTCGCAGACTTCCGGGCATTGCACCCAGAACACGGTCTCGTCGTCGTCGTCTGCGTGCTCCTCAGCCTGCAGCCTCTCAGCCTCAGCCTCGGCTTCTTCCTCGGTCTCGTGGTAGGACACCACGTACTCGTCGAGGTCGGACCACACGCCGTACCGGTCTTTGGTGAACTTGACCGCTTCGGGCTCCTCCTCCGAGAAGCGAGCCACCATTGACGGGTACTGCTCCTCCGACAGGTAGAGGTCGTATTCGATCATCGGGCGTTCCCCCTCACCTCGTCTGTGATCTCGTTGACGTAGTCCCGAATGGGCTGTGGGGCATTCGCTACTGCACGCTCGTGCATCAGAGCCCATTCCTCGGCCTGCTCCTCGGAGGGCAGGATCCCACCCGAGATATCGAAGTCGGCGCCCTGGTCGATCACGTGCGTAACGACCGTTACATCGGACGGCCCGGTGATCTTCACCTCGGTGCCGTAGTCGGGGTGCCGGTTGATGAGCACCCACACCTTCTTCTCAGCCATCAGTTCTCCCCTCTGGGTAGACGGTGTCGATCACAGCCTGCATGAACGCATCGTCGTCGTCCGTCCAGGGCACACGCCCTTCAAAGTACCTGCCAGCCTTCCGTTCAACCCAGGTGAGCACATCGCTCATATCGAGTGGTGCTCGCCACGCCGGCCTGCGCCAGGCATCCTGCCGTTTGCCCAATTCGACGAGCACCTTCCGCTGTTCTTCCATTCGCTCATCCTCCCCTCATGCTGTCCCGCACGGCCACGTAGAAGGCACTGAGAGCCACTGTGCCGCTCTCTGTGGGCTTCCCGTGCTCTACCCACACCTTGTACTCCGGTGTCCACTTCCAGGGCTTCCTGAGGGCATACAGCAGCGTCTCAGCACCGATGATGCTCAGGCTGTAGAGCACCTCCAGAAAGTCGAGGAGTTCTTCGTTGCAGCCCTGTCCGTACCATTCGCTCATGTTTGCCTCCTTCACCTCCTTGAAGGACCGCTAACCGGTGTGCTGTCAAGCACCGTCGGCCACACCATTGCTGATGTGGCCTGCGCTGCTCACACCACATGCACCCGCAGGATCCGGGTCAGGGGATAGTCGAACCGTTCGCCGGTCGCCTCCCCATCCTCGTCGGTCACCACACCACGCAGCCTGGGGCTGCTGCCGCCCTCCACATGCGACAGTTTCACGTTCATGGTGCGGCCGTCCCGCAGGGTCACCTCTGCGATGTATCCACGCCAGCGGGCTGTGATCTCCCGGTCGGCCTGAACGGTGCCGAACGAGTACAGGGGCCCTCCGACACCCGAACCGATACGGTGCAGAGCCTCAGCCACACCAGTAGCAGTCTCCAGACTTGGCGACTCGAACGTGACGTTGAAGTCGGGCAGGATCTCCTCGTAGGTGTCGTCCCCGATCTGCTTCTCCATGCTCAGCCACACCCGATAGGTGATGGCGTGGTCGGAGCAGCGGACCAGCCTACGTTCGCCGTCCACGACCGTCTCGTAGCACTGGCAGCCGGGTCCGAACGGTGGTCTCGTCTCCATCAGAACAGCCCTTCGTCGAAGTCCACATCCACCCTCGACCACCAGGCTTTCCGCCACTTGTCGCCGGGGCTTTCTGGGGTGCCGTGCTCGCACTTGTGGTAGGTGTAGCGGGCCCCGGTGCCTTCCCCCTCGGTGCCCCACGATTCGAGGTGGGCCGAGCTCCGAGACACATCAAGGACATGCCAACGCTGCTCGTACCCGTCTTCGGAGCATTCGTCGAGCACCTTCTCACACCGGCTGCAGATGATGACCTGATAGGGCAGCCGAATCTCGCGGCCGTCCCGGTAGTCGTCATACTTGCCGGAGAACACCTTCGCCCAGGCCAAGTCTTCGAGCCTGACCGGCACCGGCGCCGAATGCCCGTGGCAGAAACCGTCCCGGGGCTCCACCTCGAACAGCAGGTAGCCTTCCGGGATCTCGGCTGGTGGGCCGTCCAGCACCTGCAGATCGGCCAGCCTGGCCGGTGCCGCCATCGGTGACTCCAGACGCATCAGTACGAACATGCTGCCTCCTCCTCGTTCCACAGGATCCGCTGCTGGGCCATGCCGTACAGCCCGGATCCTCGCACCATGGCTGCCACCACGTGTCCGCCGTTGCAGCGGTCAACGATCCGCACGTTGAAGTATCGGGGATCGGCCCGCAGCCGGTCGGCCAGGGCCTCTGCTTCGGCCAGGGTCATCCGGTACCTACGCATCAGTAGGACTCCCGGATCTCGTAGCCTGCCTTCTCCAGCAGCCTGGCGATCTCGTCGAGCGTGTCGGGGCTCCACTCCTGACCGTCGAGGGCTGCGACGATCCCATCCAGCGGCAGACCGGCACGCCGGTACAGGTCTCGCAGACCGGCCTTCAGGGTCGGCAGGTGGTAGTTCCCGTACAGCAGGTACGGAACGTGGGCGTGCTGCACGAGGTGAGTGTGGTACCACCTGCTGTCTCCGAGGCTGGTTGACCACAGCACCCACGAGTGCGTGTTGGGGTCTTCTGTGGTCGAGTCGGGCAGAATGGCGACAGCCTCCCCGCCCTGCTTCTCGATATGTTCGATGATCTCACGCATGCTGCCTCCCCATGTATTCCCCGGCGTGGTAGGAGCAGGGCTCCTTCCGGTCGTCGCATGTCGGGCACACCCACTCACCCTGCCGGATCTTCTGAGTGCCGATCAGCAGGATCGTGCCGTCGTGCTCCATGCCACGGCGCCCCAGATCGTCCCAGAAGGCCCACTCGTCGAGGCTCACCCGGCAGTCCATGCCGGAACGCAGCAGCCCGGGTTCGCTCACCTTGCCGGTGGCTGTGTTGAGCACCGCAGACCACACCCGATACTCAGTCCACGTGTCATCGACCCAGCGGTCGAGCCCATCCTCACACAGCCCGCACATCAGGTCGGCCCCGCCCGGGGTGCCGACCGGTGTGCCATGCACACAGTGCCGACCGTAGATCACCTGTTCCCACAGTTCTTCGCTCATTGCCACTCCTTCAGCGACTCCAGCAGCCCCTCCGACTGCTCGTAGCCGAATCGGATCACCGCCCGCAGCGCGTCCGCCGAACCGAACCCGCACTTGCGGCGCAGCAGATCGGCTACCGCCAGGTATTCGGCTTTGATCTCCTCGTCCTGCAGCAGCCACAGCACCTTGTCGTCGAACTTCTGAATCTTGCCCATCGCTCCCCCTACCAGCCCCAGCCCATCTCGGGCGGCTGGCTGTCGTCTTCGTCCGGTTCTTCAAACACAGCGTCTTGGCACTGCTGGCAAAGCCCGGAGATCCGGTACTCCTGCCTGCTGAGCCTGTCCCGAAAGTCGGTCGCCGGGCCACCACATCCGATCGGTGGCTGCACGCACCGATCCCCTTTGATTGCGGTTGTGCGGCCTGCCATCTGTTCGAGGAGCCCTTCGATTGCGGGCGCCTTGCGGGTCGGTTCTGCCATCAGCCCATCCTCCTGTAGCCTTCGAACCATTCGGGCCACTCCTCGTTCTGAGTGTTGATCCACTCGCGCACCTGGGCCTTGACTGCCTCCTCGGTGTTGGCGATCTGGGGCTTGCCGGTCTCGTAGTCCCACACGTTGATGACTTCGACCGGCCGGTAGGCGTAGGTGTTGAAGGACAGTTCAATGTAGGGCCCACCCTCGTAGTCGGCCCTGATGATTCTTCCTCTGTCCTGTACGGTGATGGTCATCAGAGCCTCCCTACTTCGTTGTCTTCTATGTGCTGAGTCTCCATGGTGCGGAGGGCTCGCAGCAGGTACTGCAGGGCTCCGGTGGCGTCTCCGGTGAGGAGGATCCCCTCAGCTTCGAACACGAGCGCCCGGGCTTTGGCCTTGGGATCCTGTGTCCGGTTCTCCTCGCGCTGCTGTTCGAGGTCGCTGTTGGCGTCGTCCAGTTCGTCGAGAGCATGCAGGTAGGCAGTGCGGAGGTTCTCGAAGCCGTCGTAGGCCAGGTCGTAGGCTTTGCGAGCCTCGTCGGCACGGTCCTTCGGGATCTCGCCGTCGTCGAAGTCGGACTCCAGGTAGGTGAGGTGGGCTCCGACCTTGTCGAGGTGCTCCCTCATCTGTCGAATGCTGTGACTGTCCATCGTCTCCCCTTCCGGCGCGTACCCTTCTCCGCACACGCGATCGTTTTCCGAAACCACCGGCGCCCTAAGTAGGGCCCCAGAGTGGCGGCGGACGTAAGTAGAGGAGGACCGGCTCATTGCCAGTCCTCCTCCTCGTTCTGCCAGATGCCCCATCCGCCACCCTCGTTCAGGTAGCCGAACCACAGCCCTTCGGGCAGGTGCTCGTTGATGTGGTCGCAGAGTTCTTCGTACAGGCTGTGCCCGATCTCCTCGGTGCCTTCCTTCCAGTGCCAGATCCCGCTGTGGGAGCACTGCACGATGTAGTGCTCAACGATGTTGTGGGCTTCGGGGTCGGCTTCCCAGCCGGTCTCGCAGGCCCATTCGAAGATGTTCAGGGTCACCTCGGGGAGGGTCCGCACACCCTCGTCGAAGTAGAGCCCGGGCTCCAGTTCGAGCACCTTGCTGTCGGTCATTGCCATACCTCCTGTCGGTTGTGGATCGCACTCCACCCTCGGGAGTGTAGCCACTCGGTTACAGATTGCAAGTCGATCGTGCGGCGCCACGCGCGGGCCGCCCTCGAAAACTCCCCAAGGCCCCCAGGTTCGCCCATGAAAGTCTGTCGGCATCTGCCTCATCCTTTGGTCCGTAGGCCCCGACCATTTGTTCCGACACTCTGTCGGAAAACCCTCCAGGGCCCCTATAGGGTGCCCTGGCAGGATATTCCAGGGCCCGGAATAGGGCAGCAGGCAGCCAGGGCAGGCAGCAGACACAGCCAGCCCAGCAGCCTCCTCTATATGGCAGCGAACAGGCAGCAGGATCCTCCTCCAGCAGCGAGGGCACAGCAGGAGGGCTCTGCAGTCAGGGCAGGCAGCCAGCAGCCCAGAGGCAGCCAGCCAGGAGCCCTCCAGGCAGCCCGGAGCCAGCCCTGCCCAGCAGGCAGCAGGCAGCAGCGAGCAGCCCAGACAGCCCAGAGGGCAGCCAGCGAGGGCAGCGAGGGCAGGAGCCCTCCAGGGCAGAGCCTGCCGACAGCGACAGAGCCAGCCCAGCAGAGGAGCCCAGAGCCCTCCAGGCAGCAGCCAGCAGCCAGCAGCAGAGGCTGCCAGCAGCCAGGAGCCCAGCAGAGCCCTCCAGGAGCCCAGCAGCAGCCTGCTGGCACGACAGCCACAGCAGGAGCCAGGGCAGGAGCCCTCCAGACACAGCAGAGCCCAGAGCCCTCCAGGAGGGCTCCGGGCTCTAGCCTCTAAAGGCGCGACAGAGCCCGGGCTCTGGGCACAGCCCAGAGCCCGGGCTCTGTCTGCCTGCGTTAGTCAGCCCTCCCGCGTACTGATATCCAGAGGGCAGCAGCATGCTGGGCAGGCTCCTGCCTCAGAGCACGAGCACGCGCTATCCAGACAGCCTCTAACAGTCTGTAGAGACCATGTGGCCCTGCTCTGTCTGCCCTATCCAGTGCGTGCCTATCGGCATCGCTGGGCTGCCTGCCCAGCAGGATGCCGAAGTTCCATGTGTCTATCGGCACGACAGCCCAGAGCCCTGCTAGAGCCAGTCCGAAGCGCGTAACTTTCGGGGCCCTGGTGCCGACAGCCTGCAGAAAGTTCCCAGACTGCCACAGCCTCTGCACTGCTGCCCTCTGGGCTGCAGTGCCGACAGCAGCAGCAGGGCCCTGCCGGAAGACAGCCCGGGCTCTGGCTCTGTTCTGCTGCCATCCAGTGCGCGCACTGTGTATAGCCACAGTGCCCAGAGCCACAGCAGGAGGCAGCCCAGCAGCCTCCTGCATGATGCTGCTGGCTGCCTCTGGATACCATGCTCTGCCCTGCTGCCAGTGCTCCGGGCTGACTGCCTCCTCTGCTGCCAGTAGGTTACGCAGAGCCCTCCTCTGGAGCCCTGCCACAGCCTGCCCTGACATTGTGCGAGGATAGACAGCCTCCAGACTGATACTCTGGGCTGTCGTCATTCTGCAGCCTCCTGCACGACAGCCCAGACAGCAGAGCCCGGGCTCCATGCTGTGCCGATGTAGGCTGCTGCTGTTCGCTCAGCAGTCACTAGGATGCTGTGCTCTCCCAGAGCCCGGGCTGCCTCCTGCACTGCCACCACGACAGCAGCAGCATGCTCTGGAGGGCAGACAGCCTCCAGAACAGCAGCAGGCTCCTGGCACAGTGTGCCCTCCTCATCCAGCCACCATCCTGCTGCCAGGATGATGCTGCAGCCTCCAGCCAGAGCAGACACAGCCTCTGCTGCTGCCTCTGCTGCTGCTGGCACTGTGTAGATTCTCACTCGCTCGTGCTCCTGCATGGTCACAGCCTCCAGCCCTCTACTGCCTCCAGCCCTAGTGTCTGGATGCTCTGCTCTGTCAGCCCTCGCTGCTGCAGGGCAGCCAGGATCCTGCTCCTGATAGCCTCCAGCCCTCCGCGCTCCTCCCAGCATCGGCGGCAGAGCACGAAAGCAGAGGAGGGCTCCTCTGTTGTCACCAGAGCAGCCCTCCTCCAGTCGAGTACCGTCTCACAGCCTCTGCAGAACAGAGCCCTGCCGACAGCCCAGCGCAGAAGATTACGCTGCAGGATCCTCTGCGCGTAATCTTGCAATTCGGCGGCAGCCTCCTCTGCCAGGATGGCAGCAGGCTCCTGCTGCTGCTGTTCGCTCTCCATGGTGCGGCCTCCTCTGCTCGCTGGCACCATGCAGCCTCCAGAGCCCTAGAGCCCTGGAGGCTGCCTGCTGACAGCAGGCTCTAATCTTCTGCCTCTGTCACATCCAGACAGAGCCCTCCGGGCTGATAGATACGCTCGGCGCCGTCCTCCGGGCTGCTAATCCAGCCCAGAGCCAGCAGCCTCGAGGCTGTGTCAGGGCTGACAGAGCCAGGGCAGCCAGCCTCCTCGAGGGCTGTCGGCACTGCCAGCAGCAGTGAGAGCAGCAGCCCAGCGAGCAGCCCTGCCAGCATGGAGAGAGCGAGGGCCCTGCCTACCATGATGCAGCCTCCTCCAGCCTGCCAGCATCATGCTGCCGCACTGTGGCAGCCTCTACTGCTGCCTCTATCCTCTGCAGGCTGTCCCAAGTCAGCGAGCAGCCTGCAGGCTCCATGCTGGGATCCTGGCTGCCCTCCTGCCCTGGCAGCATGCTCCAGAGTGTGACTGCTGCCTCTGCCTGCTCTGTCTGCGCGTAGCAGACTGCCACGTGCCCTCCCGGCAGCCTGACAGACTGCAGCCCTGGAGCCTGCCTGCAGTGCTCCTCCAGCGTGCTCCTGCTGATAGTCATACTCCAGCCTCCTCCTCTGTCTGTAGATACTGCTCCGGCATCCAGGCTGCACACTGCTCGCAGAGCCTGCCGATATAGCGGCAGGGCACAGTGCCGATACGCTGGCAGCGAGCACCATCCTCCTGCCCTGCTGTGCAGGCTCTGCAGAGGCTGTTCTCACAGCCACAGAGCCCAGAGGGCTCCTCTGCCTGCTCCTGGAGGCTGTCTGCCTGTTCTGCCAGTGCGCGAGCAGCAGCGAGGGCAGCAGCCTCTGCCCTCCTCTGCTCTGCTGCCTCTGCTAGTTCGGCCCTGGCTGCTGCCAGGGCTGCAGCCTGCCTCTGCTGCTCCTGCCTCTGCAGGGCTCGCAGTCTGTAATGGCAGGCAGGGCAGTCCTCATCCTCTGCGAGAATCCTGAGCCTGTCTGCCTCCTCTGGGCAGTAGTGGCTCTCCATCCTCTGCTGCCTCTGCTCCTCTGCCTGCTGCACATCATCCAGGGCTGCAGCCAGGATGCTGGCTGGCACTGCTGTGGGGAATGCAGCCAACAGAGGATCCTCTGTGGTGGCATCCTGCCCGGGCAGTCTGGGCAGGATGTGCACTGCTGCTCCATGCTCTGCCGATGGTGGCACAACAGCCAGGAGCCCTCCCCCTGGCAGTGCGTGCACTGCCCTGCCTGCTGCCTCCATCCTCTGCAGTGCCACACTGCGACGCAGTGCCCTCTGCTCTGTTGTGACAACAGGCTCTGTCCACATAGCAGAGCCAGCAGGCTGCTCTGCCTGCTGGCTGCTGCCGGGCTCCTCCTGGCTGCTGGGCTCTGCGAGTCTCCAGTGTGCCCTGCCGACACACTGCACGAGCCCTCTGCGTTCCAGGCTCTGCATGATCCTGACTGTCTGAGACTGGCTGCCATATTCCCAGGGCACTCCTGGGCGCCAGTCTTTGGTGGCTCTGCTCTGCATCATCCTGAGAGCAGCCCTTTGGGCTGTTCCCAGAGGCTGCTGTGTCGTGCTCTCCATGCTGGCTCCTCCTCCTGCCCTGCTGTCTGCTGGGCTCCTGCCGCCGATGCTAGCGAATATGCAGAGGCTGTCCAACACTGCACGACAGCAGCAGCCTCCATGGTGAGAATGATTCTCAGCAGAGGAGCAGCAGAGGAGCCCGGGCTGCCGATATCAGAGCAGTGCAGCAGTGTGGCTCCTCCAGCCCTGCCATCCTCTGCATTCAGTCTGTCGGCGGCCTCTGTAGGCACTGTGCCCTACTGCTGCACACTGCTGCTGTTCGGGCCCTGACTGCCACGAGCACGAGCACGACAGCGAGCAGAGCAGGGCTCCTCCTCCTCTGCCTGCTGCTGTGCCCTCTGGGCTGTGCCCTCTGGCTGTGCCCTCTGTCTGCTGGCTGACTGCTGGCAGGCTGCACGAGCAGCAGAGGAGCCTGCCTGCTGCTGCTCAATACAACAGCAGAAACAGCAGCGAATTATGCTCTATGTTCTAGCATGCTGACACAATAAAACAGCAGCAGACAGGGCACCATATAGGGGAGCACGTTGGCAGAGGTTACCAGCCCGGCCCAGCCCCCCCGCCCCACCCTGCCCCCCACCCAGCGTGAAGCACCTCGCGCAATTCTGGCCCAAAATCACAGCCATCGAACGTATGTTCGGAACGGGAAAACCTTCCCTACCAGGCCACACCCCGCTACCTTCCCCCCTGGAGGTAGGGAATGACCCTCGACCAATGGGCAGACGACCACGGCCACACGCCCGGCCAACCGTCCATCGGCCAATGGCTCGACGAGCGGCCAGAACTCCGAGACGAGATCATCGACGGATGGAAACGTGGCTACTCCGCCCGCACCCTCACCGACTACCTCCAGCAACGGCACGAATGCCCGTACACGATGCCCTCCATACGAGGGTGGCTGGTGGTGATCGCAGGTGGCAGAGGAACATGAACTGAACCTCGAAGCGTTCGCCAACTTCGAGGCCCTCCGCAAAGAGCACAGGCGACTCATCCGCAAACACAACGACTTCGTCAACTCCCGCATCGACCTCGAGAAGGTCATCGCAGACACCGCCAGAGCCTCCTTCTCGGCCCTCAAACCTCCCCGGCCGGCCCAACCGACCACCGACCGACGCACCAAAGGGGAAGAGGTAGCCATTGTAACCTGCGCCGACTGGCAATTGGGCAGAATCACCCCCGACTACAACATCGAAATAGCCGAACAACGAATCAAGCAATACGCTGAAAAGATCCGCACAATCACCGACATACATAGGGCGGATCATCCCGTGAAAAAGGCACACGTTTGGCTGTTGGGAGATATAGTCGATGGCGAGCAAATCTTCCCGGGCCACCCCTACGAACTCGACAGCAGTCTCGTAGACCAAGTTGTAACCAACGGTTCCCGCATCCTCCGAAACTTCCTCTACGAACTACTTTCCTACTTCCAGGAAGTCCGGGTTATCGGGGTGGTCGGAAATCATGGCCGAATAGGGCGGGTAGGCGCCTTCCATCCAGACACGAACGCCGACAGGATGCTCTACCTGGTCACCCGCGAATACTTCAAGGCGGCCGGCGAGAAACGCATCGCCTGGGAGATCCCTCGAGCCCACAAAGGCGACCGAGGCTGGTACCACGTAGACCTCGTCGGCAACTACCGGTCACTCCTCGTCCATGGGGACCAGTTCCGGGGCGGCAACAGCTATGCCGGCCTCCCGTTTTTCTCCTTCTCCAAGAAGGCACTTTTCTGGAGGGACATGGGGGTGCTCGGGGACATGGACCCGTTCCAGGACATATGGTGCGGCCACTGGCATCGGGTCGCTCGAGTCCCGGTCGGCTCCATGGTCGTGCGGGTGTGCGGCACCCCCATGTCCACCGACCCGTGGTCGATCGAAACCCTCTCCGCTTCAGCCCGCCCCGCCCAAGTTCTCGCCTACTGTGAACCCCACGACGGCCGAATCACCGCCGAATACGAAGTGAACCTGGACTGATGGAGTACGTGAAAGGCACCACCATCCGCCCCGAGGTCGGCCCACTCGACCGAGGCCCCGGCCGCATCTGCGCCCAGCGGGGCTGCAAGGTCCGCCTCTCCCGCTACAACCAGCGTGACACCTGCTACGCCCACTGGAAGCTCGAATACGGTAGAGTGAGGGGCGTTACGACGAGTTGAGGGGCCCGAGGCGGGTGGAGGGAACTGGCTCAGCGGCTACTGCCTGGAAGAGGCTAGTGAACCGGCGAGGGAGCGTCAGGACTGTAGGGCCCCCCTACTCCACTTCGGTCATGTTCCCGAAGATCTTCCGCCTGGCTTTCCGCACAGTCTCCGACGGCGACCTGCCCTCCTCCACCTTCTGCAGCCACTCGCCCACATCCCGGGTGTACAGTCCCGGCCTCTTCGGGGGCTGCGGATCCTGAACCGGCCCCAACGTGTCGGTCCACAAGATCCCGTTCGAAATCCACCAGCGCATACAGCCTCCGAAGGTAGCATGAAAGCTCATGGTTACTTGGGAGCCGGCACCAGCAGCCCTTTCTCGGGTCGAAGACGCCCTCGACGACCCGAATATCAACCCGTGGGAACGCCTTCCGGGCGAAACTGCCGCCGCCTACGCCGCTTTCGAAGCCTACCGCGATATGGGGCCCGGCCGATCCGTCCCGAAGGTCATCGACATGGGTCATTCCGGTACTTCGGCAGCCTGGTGCTCCAAGAACCTGTGGGTGGAGCGCTGTAGGCGCTGGGACCAGCACCTTTCTCGCATCCGCGAGCAGACCTACATCAACGGGATCGAGGAAATGGCCTACCGGCATGCCGAGACGGCCAAAGAAACCCTCGAGGCCCTCATGGCGCCCGTCAATGAGCTCAACCGCAGAGTCAAAGAAGACCCAGACCGGACACGTGCCGAACTTGATGGGGCTTCGATAGGTAAGATCATGGAGCTTGCCCAGGCATCCGCTCGGTCCCTACAGTCGGTGATGAACGCAGAGCGCATCTCCCGAGGTTTGCCGACCGAAATCTCCAAGAAGGACGAGGAGCATGTCCACAGAATCGAGTACGGCGACCCCGAGCGGCTTGCGGCTACCCTCGAGACGTTTGCTCGAACAGGTGTCCTCGATGCCCTCATGGCAACGGGAGGAACTGGCCAAGTCATTGATGCCGAGGCTTACGAGTTGGATCCCGATAGCCCCCTGGCCGAAGCAGATGGCCTTCCTGATGGCTCCCCAGAAGGAGATTCTGTACGGGGGAGCGGCGGGGGGCGGTAAGTCCGAGGCTGGTCTCGCCGCCTTCGCCCAATATGCGGACATTCCGGGCTACAAGGGTGGGGTTTTTCGTCGCACCTACGCCGACCTCAAGAAACCGGGCTCTCTGATCTCCCGATCCAAGGAATGGTGGCAGAACACTGATGCCCGCTACTCCTCCCAGGATCACGCATGGTATTTCCCGTCCGGTGCGGTACTCCAGTTCGGCTATCTCGAGCATGAGGACGACAAGTACCGTTACCAGTCCTCCGAATACCACTTCATCTTCTTCGACGAGCTCACCCAATTCTCCAAGACCCAATACGTCTACCTGATTGGCCGTACACGCCGTCTCACCCGCGAAACGATGCTCGAGAAGTACGGCATCGACATGGAGATCCCGCTCCGCATCCGTTCAGCCTCCAACCCGGGCGGGATCGGCCACGCTTGGGTGAAGGAACGGTTCATCGGCACCCGCTCCAAGCCTGTTCGCCATCCGAACCGCCTGTACATCCCGGCCACTCTCGAGGACAACCCGTCCCTCGACCAAGAGTCCTACCACGAGAACCTGATGGAGCTCGACCCGATCACCCGGGCGCAACTCCGCTACGGCGATTGGGAATCCGACCTGGCTGGCAACAAGTTCCAGGAGGACTGGTTCGTCAAACACGAGTCAGTCCCGCACAACCAAAGGTTCCAGACGATCATTCGCTATTGGGACACGGCAGCTACGGAACCGCGCAAAGGCGAAGACCCCGACTTCACGGTCGGCACCCTCTACGCCCTCGACTTCAACAACGAGTTCTGGGTGCTGGATGTCTGCCGGTTCCGGGGCACACCCGCCGAGAACGAGGAGCGGATCCTCGCCATCGCACGCCGGGACGGGGTCGGAGTCGAAGTCTGGATGGAGCAGGAACCGGGCGCCTCGGGCAAACACATGATCGACCACTATCGGCGCAACGTGCTCTACGGGTTCGCCTTCTATGGGCTCCGCACCACCGGCCAGAAGGAGGTCCGGGCCAATCCGGTCTCCTCAGCCGCTGAAGGCCGCAACATCCATGTCGTGTTCGGGGAATGGAACGACGCCTGGTTCGACGAGCTCCGCATCTACCCGAAAGGCTCCCACGACGATCAGATCGACTCCCTCTCCGGGGCCCATTACATCCTCACCCGCAAGATGAAACGCCTCCGAGGCCGGAAAGCCCGGCAAGGGTTCGGCTACTGATGTTGCGTTGGCTGTGGCGTCGTCTGAACGGCCACTTCTGGCATGGGGAAGAGATCGCCACCGCCTACATGCGGCAACCGGACGGGCAGATGGTACCTTCCGGGATGATCGTCCACATGAGATGCTTGAGATGCGGGCAGGTTGAGAAACGTCGGGTCGGTGCTCGCCCATCCTCCCCGATGCCCGTATCCTTGGGCCGAGCAGAACAGGAGTAACCAGTGGCCGTTCCCCTCGAGATCCCGGAAGATGAGCGGCTGACCGAAGACGAAATCTTCGCCATCCTCTCCTACGCCTCCACCGAACTCACATCCGAACTGGAAGGCATGGAGGTCTATCGGGACTACTACGACAACGAGCAGCCCCTCAACTACACGACCCTCGAGTTCGTGCGGGCATTCGGGGAGCAGTTCGAAGGGTTCTCGGCCAACTGGTGTGAGGTGGTGGTCGATGCGGTCGAGGAACGAATCGACCTGGACCGCATCCTGTACCGCGACGAGAACGGTGAAGTGGCCGAAGAAGCCTCCGACCAGATCTGGACGACACTCCACCTGAACCGGTTCGAAACCCTCCAGAACGAGCTCTACAACCGGGCCCTCGTCGAAGGGCGTTCGGCTGTGATCGTGTGGCCCGACCCGGTCCTCGGCGCTCGAGTGGACTTCCAGGAACCGCAGAATGTGCTGGTCGTCTACGACTCCGACGACTCCCGCAAAGTGTCCTATGCGATCAAGCGGTGGGTCACCAATTCGGGCGAGTCACGCCTCAACCTGTACCTGCCGAACTACCTGTACAAGTTCACTTCGGGACGCCGCCTTTCCCTCGTCGGTGACACCTCCGACCGCAACTCTGAAGCGACCGGCTGGGTGCCTCGCCTGCCCGAAGAGACCGGTGATCCTTCGTGGCCGCTCCCGAACCCGTTCGGTGAAGTCCCGGTCGTCGAGTTCTTCGGCCGTAAGAACCGCTCCGAATTGACGAACATCACGCCCCTGCAGGACATGCTCAACAAGATGATCGTCAACATGAGCGTCACCGCCGACTTTGCTGCCTACCGCCAGAAGTATGTGGTGTCATCCAACGCAGAACCGGACGGCGGTTGGAAGTCCTCCCCCGGATATGTGTGGCATCTGATGCCGGAAGTAGATGTGGAAGGGAAGCCCCTCCCCACTCAGATCGGTTCCCTCGAAGAGTCCTCCCCCGAAGGGTACATCCAGATCATCGAAGCGATGCTGCAGATGATTACCCAGATCTCCAAGACGCCGACCTACTACTTCTTCCAGACCTCCAAGGCGGGTGGCCGAGGTGACGCCCCTTCCGGCGACTCTCTCCGTGTCACCGAAACGGGCCTCATCAAGAAGTGCGAGAAGCTGATGGAGTCCTGGTCGCCGGCCTGGGTTCAGGTCGGCCGTCTCATCTGGAAGGCGATCGGCAACTCTGAGCTCCCGGACGTAGGCGAATGCTCCTGGGCCAACCCTCAGGCCCAATTCATGACCATGCTGCTCGAAGAGGGTCGGCGCATGATCGAAGACCTTCAGCTTCCGCCCGAAATGGCTTGGCGTCATATCGGGCTGTCCGAACGGCAGATTCAGGAGGCTCGTGCCTGGCGTGACGAGAACCAGCCTCTCGGCCAGGTGGTCACTCGGGTCAATGTCATCGAAGAGGAACCTGCCCCCGAGAATGTGGAGCTCTCACAGTCGGCGGTACCGAATGCCGCAAAGCAGTAGTTCTTGGCGAAAGCCGTTCGACGCCTCTAGGCTATCGAACGTAAGTTCCCTAGCGTGCCGGGCAAAGCACGCACCGAAGCTGGCCGGATTCGCTAGCACCCGAGGAGGGACAATGAGACGGTTCATCGACCTGTACGGAGCAGAGGAGGAGGAAGGAAGCAACGACGAGGCCGAGGGCGAAGAGGAATCCCTAGAGGAAACCCCCGAAACCCGCACGGTCACTGCCGAGGAGCTCGAGACGATCGCTGCTCGAGCCGCAGGTAGGGGCTCCCGAAAGGCCACCAAAGACCTGGCCAAAGAGCTCGGATTCGAATCTGTTGCAGCCATGAAGGATTTCGTGGCCGAACAGAAGAAGGCTCGAGACGAGGCCCGCTCTGAGGACGAAAAGGTCCGGGAAGCCGCAGCCCAGGCGGCGAAAGAGGCAGCCGAAGAGCGCAATCGGCTCCGCACCGAACGGCTCCAACTGGCCATCCAGAGAGGCATCGTTGCTACCGGAATCACCGACGAACGGAAACTGAACCGGATCACAGCCCTCGTGCGAGAAGACCTGGACCCTGAACTGGACGAAGAGGAATGGTCAGAGGGAGTCAGCGAAGCGATCGGGGCCATCCGCAAGGACATGCCCGAACTCTTCACGCCCCCGAAGACGACCCCCGGATCCGGCGACGGTGGAGCCAGAGGCTCATCCACTCGGGACGAGACGAAGACGAAGGAAGAACAGTGGGAAGCGGAGTTTCGCCGCAAGGGCATGGTCCCCTTCCCGCAGTAGACAAAGGAAGCTACACGAATGGCACGACCTGACAAGGTCTACAGCCGATTTCGTGCGGTGGTCGGAACTGCCGCTCTCACCGGACAGTTCGGTGGCCCCTCGGCCGCCAAGGAACTGATCTGTGTCGAGACCGGGACCGACGGCAAGCTCTACGCATCCGATCAGGGTGCCGCTGAGGGCGTCGTCTGGACCCCGGAAGGCAAGGCCGACCCGACCGTCTCGAACTACAACGTGGCTCCGATCGGTTCTACCGTCACCGTCTTCACTTCCGCCGAGTTCACAGACGACCTGGACACCCTCGTTGCGGGTGACAAGGTGTGGTCTGCGGCCTCTGGCGGGATCGTGGAGTCGGCTCCGGGCACCGGTACGGTCCAGAAGATCGGGATGGTCGTCACCGACGACACTGGCGATGACCGACTCATCATCAACGTGCCCCTCGCTGACTAGGAGACAGACATGAGTGAACTCATTGCTGCCTCCTTCGAGGAGGCACTCGCCCTGTTCAATGACCGCTACGGGCCTCTCTACGGGAAGGCCCCCGACCTGTACGGCGCAGACGATGCCCCTCAGGGGTTCCACGCTCGAGCCGATGTCGGTGAACGCTCCACTGTTGACGGAACGCCGCTCCCCACCATGTGGGAAGAGTTCCGTTCCCGGCTGGCCGTGTTCAACCGGCAGGCGGACGCTTTCGTGTCGAAGGTGACGTTCCCTGTGACCGTCACCACCGACCGGGTGGCGATCCCTCGGCGTGCGAAGATGGAGCCGGCGACCGAGTTCGGTCAGCCGACCCTGATCCGCACGGAGCGTGTCCCCCGGGCCTACTACCTGAAGCACTACGACTTGGGCTTTGGTTTCACCCAGGAGTTCCTGGATGACGCCACCGACCAGGAGATCGTTGGGGTCAGGCTGTTGGCCGAGGAGGCGTACACGCGCCGGATGCGCCAGGAGATCCTCGAGATCCTGTTCGAAGCGTCGAACTTCACGGATCCGAAGGAAGGACTGGCCATCAAGAAGCTCTACAACGCTGACGGGGAGATCCCGCCGGAATACGAGGGCTTCACCCACGATGGAACTCACACCCACTACCTGTACACGGCCAGTACGTCCCTCGCTTCCACCGATGTGGATGCGATGGAGACGCATCTGATCCACCACGGGTATGGGGACCGCACCGCCGAGGGCGCTGGCGGCAACCTGGAACTCCACGTTCCTCGTGGCCTCATGTCCACGGTGCGGGGCTTCACCGGCTTCATTCCGGCAGCCTCCGCTTCAGTCCTCACCGAGATGAGCAACTCGGGTGTCGTGATCGGGCGCACGCCCGGTTCGGGTGAGTCGAACATCGAGGGCTACTACGGCCGTTTCGCTGTGATCGAGAACAACTCGGTCCCGGCCGGCTACGTCATGGGTCTGGCGACCGGTGGCGAGTTTGCAATCCAGAACCCGGTGGGGATGCGGATGCACCGCAACCCGTCCGCTCGTGGGCTGCGACTCAACCCGGGCCGTCGGGACTACCCACTCCAGGACTCGTACTACGACTGCTACACGGGTGGCGGCGTCAGGCACCGCGGTGCTGCCGTCCTCATGTACGTGGACACCGGTTCGGGTTCCGCCTGGGTCGATCCGACCTTCTAGACCCTCTAGCCTGGGAGGGAGGGGCCTTGTGCCCCTCCCTCTCCTGAAAGGAATCGCACGGTGTTCAGCCCAGAACAGGAAGGGATCATCACCAAGGCTCGTATCGACTACGACCGGCGTGGTCATCCAGAATGGGTCGCTCGCCTCGAACACCAGTTGAGGTCGGGTGTGCCATTCGAGGATCTCAACTGGCCCGACCAGGAGCCCCCACCGAACATTTCGGCCCGCAAGCCGATCCGCCCCGAAACGGGTGTGGACATCGACCTTCTTCGCATTCCGCCCCGATACGGCAAAGGCTCCTCGACCGACAATTGGCGGGAGTTCGCCAAGCTCGTTCTCGATATGGAGCACGACCTGATCGACGACCTCGGCCGTGACGACCTCATCAACCTGATCGAAGACCGGGACGTTATTGATCCTCCCCCGTTCGATGATTGACCGGGTACCCTGATTCGAAGTACAGTCAACTTCGATCAGTGAGGAGATAAGGTGGCGCAGGAACGCATCATCAGGGCCGGTGCTGCCGGCACTTACGATGATTCGACTCGTGCAGTGGAGCGATCCGTTGCCGAGCGTGCGGAGGCTCTCCGTGACGGCGAAAGGCTCGTGATCGAACGCATCTTCAAGGTCGGGGTGGCGAACAGCCGCTCCGGTACTCCGGTAGCCATGCCGGCAAAGGAGCGTCTTGTTTTCGTGCCGAAAGTCGAAGACTGTGAGGAGATCCCCGCTACCGAAATCGAGCGAGGCAACCGCCTTATCACGGTCCCCGAAAGGGACTCGAAGATGGGCACTCATGTCATCGTTCAGGATGTCGAGATCCAACGGATCGACGGCAGACCCATCAACGTGACTGTTCTCGCAAGGGCTCAGGCGGGTATCGAAGTACGAATGCAACTTGAACCCGGAACCCTTGTGAGGAGGTTCTGATGGCCGACTTCGTATACAACATCGCTCTCGGACGCCGAGGCGACGACTGGAGCACCGCTACGATCCGTGCGCTGCTCCTGACTGTCAAGGAAGCGGACGACACGCTCCGTGACTACGACAATGTGGGGGCGATCCTTGGTGGGTCGAACACCGAAACGACCGCCACCGGCTACAGCCGGATCACCGACATCAGCCCGTCCGCTCCTTCGGTGGACGACACCAACAACCGCACCGACTTCGATGCGGCCGACCTGTCGTTCGGAGCTCTCGGGAACGGCACCAACCAGTCGATCGTCGGAGTGGAAACCTACAAGTTCGTCACCGACGACGCAGGCTCCACCCCGATCTCCCACCATGACCTGTCCTTCACCACGGATGGCTCTTCGGTGACCATCCAGTGGGCCACCGCAGGGGTGTGGCGAGCGGCCGGCTAACCCACCCTCGAGAAGACAGCAGGAGGGTGGCTGCTTTGGTGGCCACCCTCCACTCTCTAGGAGAAGAAGATGGCCGACACGGTGTGGGATCAGGCGGCGTTCGACGAGGCGTACAAGCGGTACGACTATGCCACGAACGCGATGGTCCCCTCGTACCGTCGGGACTACATGCGTGACTCGGAACAGTGGCGCACCGAACTGCTCCAGTTGGGTCTGCAACTTCCCGGCTTCACTCCCGGCAAGTACGTTCTCATCGTCGGATGCGGGTTCGGGTGGAGCATCGAGTACGCCATTGACGAATGGGGACACGACCGCATCTGGGGTACCGACATCTCGGCCTTCATCCAGGGCAACAAGAACGCCGGGGGAAGTCTCGGCACAGCCCAATCCCGGCCCGATGTCGCCCCGCTGATCCTCGACATCAATATCACCGACCCGAACGCCGCCAATCTCTTCAAGGCTGCCGGGGCTGGTCAGAACAGCAAGTTCGATTGGGTCATCACCGAAGAGGTGGTGGAGGGGATCGACCCGGCGAACCTGTCGGGGTTCCTCGACGCCTGCGAGGCGCTGCTGCGCCCGAACGGGAATGTGGGGCACATCGTCACGACCGAGCAGACACCCGAAGGGCCGGGTGACATCCACGACCGTACCCTCGGTATCCGCTGGCGCAGCCTGGCCGATTGGGTGGCCGAACGGCCTTCCCACTACTGGCTTGATGTGTGGAGTTGGACGCTCGGAGGCGGTGCCTAATGGCTCTGCCTGGCACCATATTCGGCGCTAGCAACACCGGAATCGCCAGGGGCAACGCTCCGCCCCTGATGGCCTCCGACGGTGACCTGTGGTACTTCCGTTTCGACGGCACAGCCGGAGATGTAATCGCCTACACCTCAACTGACGGTGGACAGACCTGGAGTAGTGGCAACACCTGGTCATACGGTGGCGGCACATTCACTGCCCAAGCCTTCCAGACGATCTCTTGGGTGCAGGATGGAGACACCGCTCATGTCGTTTGGTACAACACCTCAAACACTGCCATCGAGGTTCGGTACAACACCATCAACCTGTCCACCGGGTCGTGGGGAACCGAACAGGTCATCGAGAACTCAACGGGCGGCGAATCGCTGTCGAAGGCGCTCCACAAACTTGCGGTCGTCGTTCGCTCCGACGGTGATGTGGTGGTCATCTACGGCACCCAGGCCGAGAAGGTCAAAGGTTCGATCGTGTCCAGAATGGCCGCTGCCGTTGACACCGGATCAGGGTTCGGTACTCCAGTCGTCCTGGGTACCGGAGTGCAGGACGACTTCAACTTCATCGGCGGCACGCTCCTCATGTCGGACGACGACATCGGGGTCATCACCGACTACGCCACCTCGAATCGGCTGACCGAGTTCCAGGTGTCAGGCTCGTGGACAGGAAGTTACACGAGCGCAGCCAGCACCATCGCTGGTGCAGCACCTATGGGTGTCGGGATGGACGGTCCAGGCACCTACCCGGCCAGGGTGGGTCTCAAAGTTGGGACGTTCATTCCCGGGTCCATGGAGGAGACCTCTGCACCGTATGACGATGACGGCATCGACACGGTAGCCACCTACTCAACCAACGAGTTCCTTTGCGTCGCAGCCGACACCGTAGACGACTACTGGTACGGCGCTTTCCTGTGGCCCTCCAACCAAGACCTCTACTGGACCGTTGACACAGGCTCAGGTTGGGGCACGCCTACTCAATGGAAGACAGGAACCTACGGCGGTACCTGGCCTCCGTACTGCAATGTGTTCACTCATTCGTCTGGGAACGGTGGAGCTCGGGTCCTCGGAATCGTCTACTACGAGTCCGGCACCGGGATGGTCTACGACGAGGTTGTGATCGCTGCGGGTCCTATTCCGGTCACCCAACCTTCGGAAGCCGACTCTTCTCAACCAGCCACCACGCTCAAGACTTACGCCGTCGGGCAGGCTCTGGAAACAGACACCGCCCAGCCTGCCGATGGAGTCAGGAACTACGCAGCCGGTCAAGCCCTGGAAACAGACTCAGCCCAACCGGCTCAGTCGGGCACTTTCCTTCGGGTATCTGAGGCCACTATTGCGGTTGCTGCTAATGGTGACGACGGCTATGTGATGAACGACGCCACCTTTGTCTCGGGCGGGTCAGGCATCTATGCGGGGAATGTTGCCAGCAACATCAACGATATGTGGCTCCGGTTCCCAGGCGCACCCGGCGTGTCGTTCCTTACTGCGTTTCTCAACCTCTACAGCGTTGGCACGGGTGGGGCTGCCCTTCTGAGGGTCTTTGGCATTGACGAATCGGACCACAACGCTCCCACAGACCTTTCTTCGTGGGCTGCCGATCATGCCCTTCATACTGCGGCCTCAGTCGATTGGGATGTCGATTGGTCTTCTTCCGGTTGGTTTGCCTCTCCTGACCTTTCGGACATTCTCAACGAGATACCACTTGCGGTGGGGAATGCCCTTGGCCTTCACGTTGATGATGATGGCTCATCTTCCCCCGGCGAATACGCTGGTGTCTACTCTTACGAGAACGGTTCCCTCTACCCGACCCTCGACCTCACCTGGATTCTCACCGAACAGGACACGGCCCAAGAGGCCACTCCGGTCAAGACCTACGCGGTCGGTCAAGCGGTAGAAACAGACTCGGCGCAGGCTGTCTCGGTTGCGAAAACCTTCGGGGTCTACCAGGCATACGAGATTGATGCCCCTTGGTGGCCCGAGTTTCCTCGCCACATGCCAGTCGAGGCTTCCCTCGATGATGCCGTCACCTGGGGCACGGTATCTAGCAGACAGAAGATCGCTACTCGGTTCTACATGGACAGTCCCCTTGGGGCTGGTGAGAGTCTTGCGGGTATCAGGGTCCGCCTGGCGAAAGTCGGGACACCAACGGATGGCGTGAATGTCTCAATCAGGGCATCCCGTGACGGGGCGAAGTTGGCCGAGGCTACCATCGACGCTGCCGACATTCCCACCTATTCGACCTTCGATTACTTCTATGTCGAGTTCGACACAGCCTGGTCTGGGCCTTATTCGCAAGGCTATCTCTACGTTCAGTTTGAGCGTTCAGGGTCGCTGAGTGACTCCAACTACTTCGTCTGTTTGAGAACTTCAGGCCAGAAGTTCGATGGGGCGTCGGGTGGACCGAACCCCTACGCCCAGGCTTGGAGTTACTACGGTGTCTGGCAGGAAGACACGCCAACCTCCCCACTCGCATGGCGTGCCTTTGAGGCTGTTGGTCTGTCCAGCATGGAGAATGCCACGGCAGTTCTCGTTGGTGGGGGAACGGTTGCCGGGCAGGCTCTGGAGGCAGAATCGGCAAACGCCGCAACAGCCTCCAAGACCTACACGGTCGGCCAAGCCACCGAAACCGACTCTGCTTTCACCGCATCGTCGGTCGCCATCGTCCCTGCCAGCCAGTCGGTTGAGACAGACACAGCCCAACCGGCCGCCGCAGCCAAGACCTACTCGGTAGGCCAGGCCACCGAAACGGACACAGCCTTCGGCCCCGATCTCGCCATCGGTGTTGGGCAGGCTGTCGAAACCGACACAGCGTTCTCCCCCGACCTGGCCTTCGGGGTCGGGCAGGCGTTGGAGTCGGACACCGCCTTCTCGCCCGACCTGGCTATCCAACTGGCCTTCTCCCTGGAAACCGACAGCGCCAACGCTGCCACCTCGGCCAAGGTCTACACGGTCAACCAGGCAGTCGAAACAGACTCGGCGTTCGCTGCTGCAGCAGCCTTCGTCAAGGATGTCGGACAGTCCCTCGAAACGGACTCGGCGTTCGCCCCCACCGCCGCCAAGACGTACACCGCAGGCCAGGCCCTCGAGACCGACGCCGCCTTCGGGCCCGACCTGGCATTCCAGATCGCCCAAGCCTTCGAAACGGATAGTGCCCAGCCGGCCTCGGTGTCTTCGGCCACCATCGCCAACCAGGCCCTCGAATCCGACTCGGCTCTCGCCTCTTCGGCGTTGAAGGTCTACACCGTCGGCCAGGCTCTCGAGTCCGATGCCAGTTTCCCGGCCACCACCCTCGAAGCCCACTCTGTTGCCCAAGCTCTCGAATCCGACTCGGCTCTCGCCAAGTCGGGGATGGTGTACGGGCCCACACTGGCCCTCGAAACTGACTTCTCGCTGCAGGTTGGCGTACAGGATGTCGAAACAGCCACTCAGGCTCTCGAATCGGACTTGTCCCAGCCGGCGAGCTCTTCGAAGGTCTACCAGGTCGCTCAAGCCCTCGAATCCGATTCCGCCCAGACGGCCACTCCCGTCAAGATCGGCCTGCCCGGCCAGGCCCTCGAGTCCGATTCGGCTTTCTCCCCGGATCTCGCTTTCCAGATCGGTCAGGCCCTCGAGACCGATTCTGCGTTCGCTGCGTCGTCCGCTTCGGGGATCGTTGCCGGCCAGTCGGTCGAAACCGACTCTGCTCAGCCGTCTGTCGCTTCGAAGGTGTTCACTGTCGCTCAGGCCGTCGAATCTGACTCGGCTCAGCCTGCCACCACCCTCGAAACCTACACAGCCGCTCAGAGCCTCGAGACGGACACCTCGCAGCCTGCTACGACCCAGAAGGCTTACACCGCCTCCCAGGCCCTAGAAACGGATTCTGCGGCCTCTCCTGGGGCCCTGAAGACCTACCCGGTCGGCCAGGCCGTCGAGACGGACACTTCGAACCCGGTCTCGGTCTCTGCAGCCACCACGGCCGGTCTCGCCACAGAAACTGACGCGGCCTTCACTGCCACCCTCGTCGGTGGCACCCAAGTCAACCTCGCTTCCGAAACCGACACCGCCAACCAGGTCGCCGTTTCCTTCACCCACATCATCGCCCAGGCGCTCGAGACAGACAGCGCCCTGGTCGCCACACCCGTCGAACTGCGCCAGGTCTCCCAGGCCGTCGAAACCGACAGCGCATTCTCGGCAGACATCGCTTTCGGCACCGCCCAGGCTCTCGAAGCCGACATCTCCTTCCCAGCCTCCACCGCCAAGACCTACACGGTCACTCAACCGTCCAGTGGGGAATCGGCGCAGCCGGCAGAGGGTGTGGAGAATAGGGATGTGGGGTTGGCGAGCGAGGTGAGCTCGGCGTTTGCGGTGACGGTGGCGAAGGTGTTTGTGGCCGGGTTGGCGCAAGAAACCAACCTGGCACTGAACTTCACGATCGAAGCGTTGGTTGGGCTTGCGGTTGAGACCGACACGGCCTTGGCAGCGATGCTGGAGCCGCTGATTACGATCATTCTCGGCAGGAGGTTCCCGGGCAGACCTGTGCGAGTGGTCGGGCGGCCGTCCAGAAGGGTGGGGGTGGGGACATTCTCCTCGAATGGTGACGGGATCCCCTACAATGAGTTCTCGGAGGATCACTGATGGCTTTGAGCGCCGACATCATCAGCCTCATTCGTGACGAGATCGGAGACGACACCGATTTCGTGGACAACGACGCCGACATCGTTGCCGGCACGATCGACTCCCTCGAATCCATCTATACGGACACCTCCCGAGGCAACTATTCGGTCCTGAATGTGGCTGCGATCGTGTGGCGTCGGCGTCTCGCCAATTATCAGAACCACGCCTTCGATGCTGCCCAGGAAGGCAACTGGCTGGCACGTTCCCAGAAGGCTCGGTTCCTGCGGTACATGGTGGAGCGGTACGAACGTCTCGCCAATCAGAAGGCACCGCACCGCAACACGAGGATCCAGTCCGAGGCCGAAGCGCAGGGTCTCGACACGACGCTCGCTTCGGGATGACCCCGGCAGAAGCCATCGAGTTCGCCTACCCGCAACTTCTCGCCCACTTCGTCTCAGCCCTCCCCAACGAGGCGGTCGGTTTCATCCTCGAGGACGGCCAGACGATCCGGCTCATCAACCAGGCCCGCTCCCCACACCGTTTCTGGATCAGCGGCGACCAGGTGGCCGAACGCCTCTACCCGCGCACCCCCGACCATGTCGTCGTCGTCTACCACACCCACCCGGAACGTCCCGCTCGCCCGTCCGGTGAGGACCGACGTTTCATGCGGGAACTGTTCGGGGTGTGGCCGCACGTGCTGCATCTCATCCTGTCCAGGACCGACTCGGCCGTCTACGCTGTGCTCAACAGCCGCATCGAGGAACTCCAATGGCATCGTTCCCACTCACTGCCGACGAGCTAGCCGCCTTCCAGGAGGACAACGAGACGCTGCTGCCCGACACGTGCCGCATCTATCGGGACGCTCCCACCGAGCTCCGACCTGGCGACACGTGGACCGGCGACACCGAAACCGACCTGTGGACCGGGCCCTGCTCCCTGAAGGTCATTCCGACCCGACGGGACCGCTACGACACGTTCGGTGAGGCGCTCGTCTTCCAAGTCCAGTACCGGCTGATCCTCCCCGCAGACGCTGACGGGTTCATCATCACCGACAAGGTGCAGATGCTCACCTGCTCCGACACGGACGCTCTCACACGAACCTACGAGATCCGGGACATTCACCGCGGGTCGCAACTCTCCCAACGTCGGGTCACCCTCCACGACCTGGGGCGGTAGATGCCCACCCTGATCTCCCCCGGGTCGGCCGGTGCGGCGGACGTAACGGTCGCAGCTTCGAGGCTGCGGCGCCGGCATCTCGGTTCCCGCTCCGCTCTCACCTCCGGGCATGTGCAGGTGTTCCGGCCTCTCGGCACTTCGGTCGGGTTCGACATCCAGATCATCGGCATCAACGTCGTGCGGGAACACTTCCTGGCAGTGGCAGAAGCCACCATCGACCTGTCCGCCCAGGCCGTCAACACGTTCGGTGGGCTCGTCACCACCTACGCCCGTGACCACGCCCCATTCCAAGACCAAACGGGTGACACCCGGGCATCCATCCACCACACCATGATTACGTCACGTGACGATATTGGGGTGGATGTGGGCCCCACCACCTTCTACTCGCCGTTCCTCGAGTACGGCACCTCGAAGATGCACCCCTACCCGTTCATGATTCCCGCCCTCGATGCGATGACTGGCCCGTTCACCGACACGATGTATCAGATCGCCCGGATAGCCGACCAGTGGCTCACCTTCTCCGGGCCGGCCGGCTCTGCCCTGAACGCTGCCATCCAGGACTGGCGCCGCTACCTGTACTCCACCCAGAAGGCCCTGGGCGACATCCAGCAATTCGGTGGGTTCCCGGGCGTGGCCGGCACCCGGTCGCTGCTCCTGTCCACAGCCCGAGCTCTCGGTGACGTTCAGGCCGTGGTGGGCGGCACCGTCAGTCTCCGTGCCTCGAGGCGTGTGCGGGGTCGGGCCACAGGGCGTCTGATCGGTGTCGGGGCCCGCACCGTTTCGGTCGATAAGACCTACTCGGGGTTCGCTGGGGGCACGGCCGGGCACCGCATCTACAACCGAATCGCCGGCCGAGTCGTCAGTGGTGGCGTATATTCAGGGATCAACCGGAAGATTGGGACCATATCATGAGAACCGAGGTCTACGGATACGACCACTTTGTAGGGGTTCTTACCGCCCTCTCCTCCATCACCCAATTCGACATAGGTGAAGGCGAGGCACCGAAGAACACGGACGGCACGATTGTCGATCCACCCTATGCTGTGCTCTACCTGCTGGCGGGTGGGGACATGGACGGCCCCATTTCTGACTCACAGGCTGATGTGGTGATGAGATTCCAGATCACTGCCGTCGGAAAATCCGAAAAGGAAGCCTTGGCCGTCCAGGACTACTGCACCAAGCGAATGCAAAAGGCATATGTCACGGTTTCCGGCCGCAAGGTCCGCAATCTCACCAAGGTTCTTGCCTCAAACGGCGTAATCCGTGATGATGACGTAGCCACGCCCGTTTTCTACTGCTTCCAGCAGTGGGATCTCAACACAACCCCGTCATAAGGAGCCCCAGATGGCCGAGTTCATCCGCATGTACCACCCCGTCCTGGACGCAATCGCTACCGCCCCGAAGAAGGCGTTCGAATCCGTCTACAAGGAGAAGGGGTGGCAGGAGCTCACCGAAGACGGCAACGTCGTACCCGAACATTCGGAACCAGTCCTTGACGATCTCATGGGCCCGGAGGAAGATGCTGCTCAGTCCATCGAGGAGTAGCACATGGCCAGAGTCATCGCTGACGGTGAGGTGAAGATCAATTGGGTGACCACGATCGCAAACACCTCGGCCCCAACCACCACTGAGATCGGTGCCGGCACCGAACTCACCCCCTGGCTTTCGTCTCTGAGCACCCCGCTCGAAGGCGATGCCGTCGATGCAAGCGACCTGTCTTCGGCGTTCAACAAGAGCGTCGCAGGCACCTACGGGGGCGGCGCAACCGCCACCCTCTACCGCGACGACACCTCAGACGATGCCTACGACCTGTTCCCCCGCAACACGACCGGCTATTTGGTGATTCGCCGGTTCGGTGGGTCGGATGTGGCGTGGGCTTCGGCGGACGAGGTTGAGGTCTGGAACCTGCGGGTCATCACCCGTTCCCCCGTCGATATGGACCGGAACAACGTCCAGATGTTCACGGTCGATTTCGCCACCCTGGACGAGCCCGTTCTCGACGCTACGGTGGCCTAACAAGAGGTGGTGTGGGATGCGGCTTGGTGGCCACCACCTTGCTCCTAGCCGCATCCCACCCACTATCATGCTGAAAGGAGCACAGCATGTCACAGAAGTTCGCATCAGACCGTCCAACCATCGAAGAGATTCGCCGCCTCAAGCGGCCCAACGAGCGTTCCGTCTCGCTCGTCTTGGACCCGGAAGTCTCCCGTCAGATCAAGGAGCTCGAGCGTTCCTATCTGCGTGAGAAGCGGATCGACGACCGCGAGAACCGCAATCCGAAGGCCCCGGCAATCGCCAAAGCCATCGAACAACTGAAGGACTCGGCCGAGGAGATCACCTTCACGTTCCGGGACATCGGGCGGAAGCGTTTCGACGCAATGATCGACGAACATCCGCCCACCAAGGACGAAAAGGAGCAGAACTTCCAGTTCCACCCGGACACGTTCGCTCCTGCCCTCCTGGCGGCAACAGCAGTCGAACCTTCCATGACGCCGGCCGAAGCTCAGGCGATCTACGACGAGTGGGGACAGGGTGAAGTGAACGCCCTGTTCATGACCGCCATAGCCGCCTGTACGGAGCGGGCGTCGATCCCTTTTTCCAGGAGCGGTACAGACGAGATCCTCGATTCGCTCTCGAGCTCGATTACACCGCAAGCCGTGGAATCCCTCATGGATGGTTCCTTGGCGGGGCCAACGAGTGGGGCGACGACGATCGAGCAAAGGCTCTAGCCTGGGAGATCGAACAGCGGCTCCGCTGTCCACGCTGCCACACACGCTCTGAGGAATGGGATCCGGTGCGGGGTGGGCACCTCCACGCCTACTATCCCCGCAAGACGATCTGCATGGGCTGCAAAGCCATCGACGACGCTTTCGACGCCG